TGGTATTTTTTATGGCTCACCCCCACCCCGAAGGGGGGGCGGGGGGTTGGTATTTTTTATGGCTCACCCCCACCCCGAAGGGGGGCGGGGGTTGGTATTTTTTATGGCTCACCCCCACCCCAAGGGGGGCGGGGTTGAAAAGTATGAGGTAGGGCGGGTGGATTTTTACAGGCTCGCTACACCAGGCATATGAAGAGCTACAAATTAAGAAGCCCCAGATTGCGCTGTGCGCCGCACACCATAGTTAAGAGATCCAAGGGCTATTGGTCGGGGGTAAATACTTTAACTACAGAGCGAATAAAGTACCTCCTCGATGTTGAACACCCAAAGGTAGGTGTCACGATGGGGTGGTATTTTTTATATGCCTCTTCATTATGGCTCAACAGAGTACTGAACATTTGTTCTTAGCAAGCGCAGCGCCACACAAGCTCAGATTGTTTCACGTGGAACATACGTGACAGACACCTACCAACCAAACATCTACCCGACGCGCTGAGAAACGATAGTCCCCAGATTGCGCTATGCGCCCAGCTTGTATTGGAAGAGGTCCAAGGGCTATTGCTTGGGGGTCAAGACTTAAAGCACAGAGCAAATAAAGTGCCTCCTCGGTGTTGAACCACCAAAGGTAGGTGCTACGATAGTAAGTATTTCCCTATACACCCATGAGTCTTATGGCTCATCGCCACCTGAACTTTTGTTCAGTAGACCCCGCGCTCATCGCTCATCGCTCGGCGCACGATGGACAAGCCACTCACCTGGGCGGTTGTTTTTTTTACACTTATTTAAAATAGTTGTTGACCCACCAAAGAAAGGGGAGTAGTGTTGTTACATAAGGTGCTAAGGCATTAACAACAAGACCCTCGGGTCAGACAAGGAAACAAGACATGGCAACTCAGTTCATCACTGGAAACATTAACAAGCTCGCTCACAAGATCCGCAAAGCATACCCTTCCCTCACATGGGGACAGTGCTTCCGTTTCGCTCTTCGTGGCATCTCTGCACAAGGCGCAGCTGAAAAGCGCACCTCTGTATTTGGAGAGTGGACTCTTCCTTCTCAGCGTAGCCTCGCAGGTCACTTCTGGGCGCTCTCCCTCGCATACCGTGACCTTGAGGGTGACGCAGGTCGAGCTTACAAGTTCAAGCAAGTCGCGGGGCTCCTCTACTCCCTATGTGATGAGGGTATCACCATGAGCTTTGGTGAAGCGGTAACACGCAAAGGTTGGGGTGAGTCAATCCTCTTAGAGATGATCGAAGCCTTTGTCTGTGGTATTGACAGTGTTGACACCACTGATCGCATGATGGCTCTATGTAATAAACACCAAGGTCTAGGGCGCAAAGTCGCTCGTCCTGTATGGACCTTCTAAGGAGACAGTCATGACACACCAACGAATACTACTCGTCAAAGTACCGGTCGTTATCACAGAGACTATTGAATCTATATGGGGAGACGTTATGACTCTTCGCCTTAAAGATGACTTGGATAGTCTCGCCATACCTCTAGGGTGCTACTATGGAGAGACAGGACGCAGTTTATATAATGCGCTCCGCGCCACTAAGCGAGGACTATATATCGAGGGAGGAGAACTCACAGAAGAACTAGACAAAGCAATCGCCTGGGCGCGTGGTATACATTGCGCTCACCCCCGCACAGCATGGGAAAACGAGATGACGGATAACTATCATCAGTACATGAGACAATAGACATACACACTCTAAATACTTTTCAACAACTCTCACAGAAAGAGATACACAATGACACTACACTCATACAACTACACAACGTCAAAAGACCAAAAGCAACTCTTCATCTATACCGCAACTAGAGACGATGGCTTTACCCCAGAAGGGTTTACCTTCATCTTTGAAGAGGAACTGTCGGTCGAAGACGCAGCTGAACAGGAGCTACTGTTCCAAGGATCGCTCATCGCTTATGCATGCCACAAAGACAATGATATTGTTGGTGCAGGAGACTCACCGGACCAAGCGCTTGCACAGGGTGTGTATCAGCACATACGGCGCTACACACACCAGATAGACGCATTTGTTCCTACAATCAAATGGCAAGAAGCGCTCATACTACAAGAGAACTTAATAGAGATAGGAGAATGTATACCTACGACGTTCACCGGAGCCCTAGATATAAACGATGAGGGTGGCGTAATCGATACAGTATACACGGTAGAATACAGAGACTGCGAGTGGACTTGGGCTGATACCCTAGTAGGTGCCGTTGAGATCTTGGCAGGTTACACAAAAGAGGTCTAACACATGTATGAACTAAACACTGAAGAGACACAGACTATACAAGACCTCATCACCGACATGACTAAGCCGCGCTTACCTGGCGCTTGGCAGATCGTTAGGACGTTTGAGACAGACGATGGAGAAGCACTCGTCACTTTTGTTCCTGAGCTAGACGCTCACATCATTATCATCAGAACCATTGTAGAGGGTGATGAGCCACACAGTCGCTCATCTTTCCAAATCGCTTAACTGGTAGGTCTGTAAGTCCAAAATAGGACCCAAAAGACCACACTATGTTGGCGCTTTTTATTTTTGTATAAACCCCACGGGGCAAACCGTACTCGATGACCCTATAGTCGTGGTTTGATTTTTTGGCAATTTCAATGTTGATATACCATTTTGCCCTGTTTTCAGAGGTGAAGAGCCATATCACCCCAAAATCGACCCAATTTTCTACCCAGGGTAGGTTCAAAAATACTTTTCAAAGTCTAACATTCGGTATGGGTATATTACTGAAGGTTAGGATTTCGGCTTTTTTTAGAAATGATGAGCGCTCGTCGCTAGCTCCCACGCTAGCGAGGTCTACCCGCTGAGAACCAAGTGACCTATGGCTCATCGCCGGACAGGCCATGCTACTTTTAGTAGTCTTTTTTTGGAGGTGCTCGTCGTCGGGAGCAACGACTATAGGTGCGTCGAGCGTCGCGCGCGCTAGACACCGACCGGTGGTATATTTATATAAGGTATAGGATAATGGTGTTATGGATGTTAGAGATTAGGGAGTATAGTGTATTGATGTATGGGGGGTTTATGGGGTGTTTATGGGGGTGTGATTGGTTATTATTTGTGTATATGAGGGCTATAGTTTAGTTTATGTTATGTATATGAGTATGTACTAGGGGAGTGTATTGTTAGTGTATATAGGAGTATGGGGTATGAGTTTATATATGGTAGGGGGTTTTTATTTATGAGTTTTGGTCTTATGCGCCCTTTCGCCCGAATATCCTTAGAGGGTATACCTGGGAGTGGTCTTGGTGCGTTTATGTGGTCTGTTGAAGGTCGTTATGCGCGGGGTGATACAGTGTGGACAAGTGGTAGTGGTTTTAGCCGTGCGCTTGACGGAGACAGTTTACGTCTTGACGATTGGCTAACGGAGTTATCTGAGAGGTTAGTAGATTGGGAAGGTGGAGGTGATTGGGAAGAGGATGTGGGTTATATATACTATGAGCGCTCAGTATGGTCTTTGTTTGTTTTTGCCCAGTGGGTGTTTGGTTCTGAGTTTGGCCTAACGCCTTATGAGTATAATGAGTTTAAGATGCGTTGGGTGTATGCGGTGTCTCAACTAGACTTGCCGGATTTGGTTGTTTACTTTGAATGTCTGCCCTGTCATTCACCTCTGCCCAAAGATCACTATTGGATTATTGACGACCTGTACCAAACATGGTTAAGTTTGCTAGAGTCTAAGGGAGTAAAGGTACTCTGTGTACAGTCTCCTAAAGTATTAGAGCTTGATAGGGAATATTGGGCTGAGAAACTTATGGATAAAGTGGAAGCTATGTGTCCTCTCGCCCGACGCATACTATAAATACTTTTCAACAACTTTGGAGACATAGATGAAGATACTAAATGGAGATAGTCTTGAAGTCCTTAAGGCAGTAGAGGACAACTCTTTTGACGCACTTGTCACTGATCCACCCTATGGTCTTAGTCAAGTGACACCCCAGATGATGGCAGAATGTTTAACAGCATGGTCAACAGGAGATACTTGGACACCTAAGAACAAAAAAGGCTTCATGAATAAGGAATGGGATTCTTTTGTACCACAGCCCGACCTGTGGAGAGAAGTCTATCGAGTCATGAAGCCTGGTGCTTATGGTGTGGTCTTTGCAGGGACACGTACTCAAGACCTCATGAGTATATCGCTGCGGTTAGCCGGTTTCGATATACGAGATACTATCATGTGGATATATGGAAGTGGTTTTCCAAAAAGTCACAACGTAGCTCTAGGCATCGATAAGAAGATAGGTCACTCAAATAGAGGTAAAGCTATTCCAACAGCTAGTCGTTATCAAGCGAGTGATACAGAAGAGAAGAACAAGCTCAAATCAAACCCCGTCGGTGAATACATATCAAGAGATGATAGATCAAAACAATGGGTAGGTTATGGTACTGCATTAAAACCCGCTTATGAACCCATCATTTTAATAAGGAAACCACCCGAAGGAACAGTGGCAGATAATGTTCTTAAATGGGGTGTTGGTGGTATTAATATAGATGCAACTCGTATACCTCTTCAAAAAGGTGAAAATACAGGTGTGACCCCTCAAGCAAACAAGGTCACTGAAGCACAACGGGGTTTTCATAATAAGTCTGCAAGAATTGGATCTGTAAAAGATGATTGGAAGAAGGGCAGATGGCCTGCTAATATAATGCTCGATGCAGAGTCAGCCCAAGAACTAGATAAACAGAGCGGTGTTCAAAAGAGTGGAACCGCAGGCAGTAAGTCGAGAGCATGGGGAGTTGCCGGCAAACCCACAATTGGTAAATGGGAAGCCAAGGGAAGTGAAGGCTATGGAGATACAGGGGGCGCAAGTCGTTTCTTCTATACGACTAAAGCGAACAAGAAAGAGCGTGAAGCAGGGCTTGAATCTAAGACGGATTCTAAAAGAGCTAATGTACACCCCACTGTTAAACCTATAGACCTTATGAGATATCTAGTTCGTATGGTCACGCCCCCAGGGGGTACAGTCCTTGAACCGTTTCTAGGGTCAGGTACTACTCTGTGCGCCTGTGCGCTTGAAGACGTAGAAGGGTTCGGCATTGAGCGTGAAGAGGAATACGCAGAGATCGCTAAAGTTCGTATAGACCATTGGTCAGCCATAGCAGATATAGAAAAAACCAAGAACGAAGAAGTGGATCTTGAAGTGTTACCTTTGTTTAAAGACTTAGACTTTTAAGCCTTGACTATACTTTTATTTACAATAGAGTGGTGACTCCTCTGATTAAAAAAACTTTTTTCGCAGGGTTGCTTTAGGGGCTCAGAGGAATGTTCTTTCGCTTAGAGGTTAGACTTGGTTGTTGGTCTAACCTCTAAGCGTGAGAATAGTTTTCAACAACTTTACAGTTTTTGATCTCTATCCACTTGTGGCAACCATGCTTCTACGTCTGGGTTTAGTTCAACGTCGTCTGTCTTTTTAGGTGAAGCTATGGACTCTCCGGCAAATAAAGATAGTTTATCTATCATGGCAGACTGTAAAGAACTTATCTGTTCGTTCTTAATCTGTAGCTGTATTTGCGCGTCTCTGAGTCTCGCTATTAGCGCTTCTCTATCTGCGTTAGCAGATGATAGTTTATCTTGAAGTTTCTCTACTTCTGAAGGGTCACGACCAGAAGCGATAGCCATCATTGAGCTTATGCTGCCAGTTAGAACACCTAAGATACCTACGAGTACGTCTCGGTTTTCTTTGACGATCTCTACATAACTCAGAAACACAACTAAGCATACGATAAGGAATAAAAAGAAGATAGAAAAGTACCATCCTCTTTTAGCTTTGATCTCGTTATCGGGATCTATCATAAGTTCAGCACTTTTCTAAAGGGTTCAAATAAAAGATTAACATAGTCAGTCCACCAAAATAACCAATCATGGCCCCACATTCTACGCACCTGGGGGTTGCTAATAGCAGACCAAGACTCTGCTAACAGCCAAAAGATTATTATAAAGCATAGCCTTACTGATAGCCACCAAAGCCATTCTATAAGTTTACGGTCCCTTGCCCTAGACTTTATCTTCTTAGGACCTCCGACTCTTTTTACTTTATCGGAACTAGGTGGAGGCTGTAAAACACTTAAGGTTGTCCCTACAGCATATATCTCTTGAAGATCTTTTACGCCTTTAAACCGGTAGAGACCTACACATGCGTAACGAGTACCTTGTGGTGTATAAGTATTTGCTCTACCCTGGGCTACTTTCACTGCTTCTTTTGTTAAAAGAACTTGACCAGGTAAACAAATACTCATGGTACGTGCTGTAATGTTCTTAGCAATACCTTCTAACTCTATGCGTTTAGCTCCCACGCCCACATAGAGTTCATCTTGTATAACTTCAACTACGTTTGCCCAATGCACCCCGATACGAGTGTTTAACTTGGTCTTCCTTGGTATTGATATTTGATAATGAACGGAAAAGTTAACAGCGTCTATTAGTCGGTCAAAAGAAAGCATAAAACCGTCAGAACGGTCTATCTCTCTACCATTAAACTTATACAGTAGACTTCTAGTCAGCCTGTCGTGATACTGTAACCATTCTGCTGCCCTTTTAGCACCTACCTTTTGAACAAAAGCAGTGCTACCTATGAGGTCAAGCAAAACAATAGCTAAGGTTCGTTCATTAAACTCCATACTGACTCAACTTTTTTGAACATCTAAGTAACCACAGCTACATATACTAACGCGACAACAAGAGCATAATATAGAACAATGACACCCCTCTATTTCACAAGAGTGTTTTGGGTGTTCATAACAAGGGCACATATCCGGAGATAATCCACATAATGCACAAATAGTTTCATCTAAGTCTTCCATATCTTCCGTGAAGTCTCTTAGAGTATCTGTTACATACTTTTTATCTTTTAAGTGGCTTAGGTCATTCATATGTCACCTCCAATATATATTATACTAAAGAGACAGCAAACAGACACCTATGCGTAAGGACTTAACATGAGAATTGTTTTAGAAGGAATTTGGGGCTCTCCGTTGAACTACCTTGTAGAGCAACTTGCAGAAAGAGGCGAAGTCCCCTTTGACCGTATTAAAATATGTATTCCGCCACCACCTTTTAACGGCCTTAAAGGTTGGACGTATGCACTCACCGAAAACATGAGGGTTTGGAAAGAACAAGACGATCAAGAAGATAAAGTATTCTTTTACGAACATAGTGTGTGGTCTTCTTATGCCTTTGCTAGAGCGCTTATAGATGATTCACAAACGTCTAAAGATGAACTAGCTCTGTTTGAGGATATGACCACTTCCCTTTCAGAGTTACACAAGCTACCTGACTGTATAATTTACTGTCACTGTTTCCCGCAAGAGGCACACAAGAGACTTGTAGACAAAGAAGAGGTGTGTGCTTACATAGAAGAAGACGGACTAAGAGATACAAGCAAGTCAATGATTACGTGGTTAGATGAAATGAAAGCTAAAGGTGTAAAGGTCTTTGAGCTACCTCCTCCATTAAACGAAGATTCTATGGATAACTGGTATAGTTACGCAGTTAAAACACTATTAAAAGTATTCAACAACTAAGAGGCCACATGGAAATAAGTATCCCAAAAGACTATGGAAAAGTATTATTCTTAGCTTACTCTTGCGCTTGCTTATGGTACACATCACTCGTCACCGCAGTACTAGTGTTCCCTTTGATACTGCTATCGAATATGTGGTTGTTTTACCAAGACCCACCCAAGGCGATCTGCATGATCTCTAAAGACAAAGATAGATGTCTATCTGTTATGGGAGAAGTCGCAGAGAATCTTGGTGCAGAACGTGTCTTTGTTTATGAAGATAAAGGTGAAGACCAAGACTATGAGTATCTAGGAGAGATAGTTTTACAACCGGAGGTTGAAGTAGATATAGACTAGTCTATCAACTCAAGTAGCATGATGATCATGAATGCACAAAAGACGTAAATCACTAAGACGTTCTGTATTGTGATCATCTGTAGTAAATCCTTTTGTAAGACGAACGAAGGTTATGGACTTCTAAGTTAGTCATTCTAACCAGGTTACAAGAACCAACATTTAATCGCTTATCGGGAATCTTCTTACCCACATAAGTAGTGAGCCCTTCTTTGTTTGTACACAGGTAAACGTCAACAACTTCTGAATAGTAAAAGTTGACTAAACCAAAAATAAATAAAACAAAGATAAACCATGTAAGAACAGAAAATCTATCCATCACTCTTCCTCCTCTTGTACTACATAAACAGGTGTATATTTGCCCATATACGCACATGCTATATTATAGTCAAACCATTCTATAGCATGAAGATAGGCAGATTCTTCTATGGTATCTGCATTACAAGTCAAGTCACCTGCCAATATACTTTTAAGGAAATCGTTGGTTAACACTTCGATAACACACTCTTGGTTATAATGTACAACACCATTCTTAACCTCAAGTATACACTTGCTATACTCTCTAGGCAGAAGCACAGATTCGTCTTTCATTTCTTACTCTTCTCTGACGCTTCAACGGCTACTTGTAACACGGGGGCAAACGGCATTAACCCTTGTTCCTCTCGTTTCCTAGATCTTCGTTCATACGTCTCTAGTGTGTCACCCCTTTGTGAAGCAGAAGGTGTAGGCCAATCTTTAATATTTTCTTTAGCGACGGCCTGCCCTAAAGAATAACCTCTTGTGACGGTAACAGATGGAGGTACAGTACTTATTGAGTCCTTAAAGTCTCTAGCGTTAGGCGTAGGCCAAGGTTCTTCTGTTGGCTGCGCTATGTCTCTGACTTGATTATTGGCATAAGGCTCTCCACAGGGTTCTAAACGCTCTTTCTGCTGTGGCGGGAACGACTCCATTTCCAAGCAGTCGTAACTCATCTGTTCTATTATCACAGGAATCTGACAACTGGGCATAGTCCAACCCACAGGTAGCCCCATGAGCGTCTCCACCCAACGTGGGTTCAGTTTCCCCTTGTAACCCTCTTCGTGGTGTACCTGCCTGGGCATTGTATCTAACCTCGTTTTCCCGTCTTTTCGGATTGGTATTTGGTGGTTCATCACAATCTCGTAACAATCCCTGCTGATTGGTGTGGTCCAATCCTTCTCCAACATCACCTGTCCATTCAAGTCCACTTGCTTCCCTATTTGTGACCTGCGTTGGTAATATTCTAAACTCGACCCCATGTGATCCTTTGTCCCCGCCATCGGCGTTGCCCAGTTTACTTCCTTTTGTTCTTGCGGTGCTTTCGGACAAGGGCCTTTCCGATCTATCGAAACTGATCGCCTCCAACGCTTCTGTTCTGTTTGATGCACATGACCTGGCAGACCCAACTGTCTCTTTGTATTTAATCTCACTGTCATAGCTTCGATGCTCATGTGATACAGTTTGTGATCTGCTTGTGCCGGCGTTGCCCACTGTAACTCTCCTTGGCTCCCATGCGTACTGTTCTGCGCCTCTTGATGCGGGGTAGGCCAATTTCGCATCTGTTCCTGTACCTCTGAGCATTGACGATATAAATTCCAATCCCGACTCTCCGAAGTCATCTCTGACACCAAGAATAAAAACTCGCTTTCTTTGGTGTGGCGCGCCAACTTCACGCGCACTGAATACTCCCGCCGTTGCTTTGTAACCCAAGCGTTCCAACTCTTTAAGGACATGGTGCAGAACAGACGTTCCTTCCGGATCTGCCCAATCGTCTCCCTTGAGTTTTGAGGAGATGATTCCCTCGACGTTTTCAAAGAAAACAATGGAAGGTCTTCCAAGGCGCTTGATTCCGTCTGTGATGTAAGGCCACAAGTGTCGAGGATCTTCGCTTCCTTTACGTCTTCCTGCGGCACTAAATGGTTGGCAAGGGAACCCTCCACTGAGGATATCCACTTTTCCATTATAGAGTTCCCAAGGGAAGGCTTTAAGATCTGTGAAAATAGGCGAGGTGTCGAGCAGTCCCGCTTCAATCTTCGCGACCAAGTTTTCGATGACGAAGGCTTCGATCTCCACAAAACAGACTGTTCTAACTGCTCCGATAGCTCTTGAAAGTCCGAGATCAATCCCCCCGTATCCTGCACAGAGGGAAATATGGGTAAGGTTTTTGGTAGTATCCACATTAATTTTCTTTCTAGTCATTTCTGCGGGAACACATATTTTATATGCGTCTTATATTCCCTAACAGGGATTGTGTTATGAACAACTATGATGGCGTAACCGTCTTTATTTACCTCAGTTAGCCTACCTCTTATAACAAGCTGATCTTTAGTTATGCCAAATACTTCTTTGTTTATGAACTTTAGTGCTTGTTCATATACCATGTATCAATACCAGTCCTTATCTGAGTATGTATCTCTGTGTAGGTTAAAACGATCAATGTCTTGCATGAGAATACCGTTGGCTTTAATCCATCGCTCTCTCCAGTTAGTATCAGGTGACCAATTGACATGACCTCTAACGTCTTCTAACTCGCCATCAAACTCGATGTGAAGTGATTGAATATCTTTTAATACACTCATCGTAATTTTATAGTAGAGTATTAAAGAACACCAAAAGTTAGAAGAAGTATCAGTAACCTTGTTCTCAAGAACAATAGAGTCCCACTCTTTTCTTTGCTCTTCAGTAAACTCAGAAAGAATATTTAGGTAATACTCTCTCTTCTTCTCTACTGAGAACCCAGAGGGAACAACCATTGGGTATGGGTTTTTCATTTTAAACCTCATTATATCCTTTAGAAACACAGCGCCAAAGACCGAGGTCACGCTTTACGCCGAAGATTAAACAGTGACTCATTTTAGCGAAAGTCTCCACCCATTCAAAAGTTTCTTCACCCGCTCCGTATTCAACGACGTAGTCAATCGCGTATATATCAATCAAGTTCATGTGGTTTTCAATGACTTCTTCAATGTCAATCCCGCTTAGTGCGGTGTCTGTGTCCCAAAGTTTACGAAGAAGCATCTCTTTATCATGGTGATTACAGCGGGTTGCCGAAATCTTGTGATCAACATGAGAAAGACGAAGTGCAATAGTCTCTATTTCTTGTTTTTGGTAAGGTAAGTATTTCATGTATCTTCTCGTTTCTGACTCAAAAGTCTTATGGCGCGTCCTTATTGACCAACCATACATAACCTACCTTAAACAAGTTTTCAACAACTATTTTAATTATTTTTCTCGGTCTCTAAGTTCCTCGATAACCTCTTGAGCTAGTTGCGCCATTGGGCCTCGATACTGAGCGGTTAACTTAACACCTACTGCAAAAGGACAATCTAAGAAAGCATGACTGTTTATCAGTTCCCAAAGACCGGTCTCATCATGGGCAAGCCCTGAGTCTACTTGGTCGGGATCTCCCATAATGATAAGAGTACAGTGATTGCCTACACGACTAATAGCGGTTAACAACTCATGAGGCGTTGTATTTTGCGCTTCGTCAATAATAACAATAGCATTCTCAAAGTGTTGACCTCTTAGTAACTCAAAGGGCTTAAACTGGATACGCCCCTCTTCTTCTAGCTGAAAGAGGTGGTGTTCAAACGTCTCACCGATGATCTTCTTCATCGCAGTAAAGTAAGAATCCATGTAGCCTTCTAACTTTTCTCTGTGGTCCCCAGGTATAGCTGCTATCGCATTACTCTTTTGTCCAACAAAAGTAGTAGGTTTACACAAAACAAGATCCTTCCCATTACGGAAGACTTCGTTAAGGGCATAAGCTAAAGCAACGGTCGTTTTGCCGGTACCCGCAGCACCAAGAGCAACCACAAGATCTAAGTGCTTTAATGCCCAAAACATACACGCTTGAGCACCATCTTTTGGCTTGAATCCTTGATACACTAAGTCCTTTGTTTTCAACAACTCTAAGCAATCTTTCTCATCATTGTAATAACCTAATGCGCTTTGCTGTCCACTCTCTGTCTTAAGGCAAAAGAAGTAGTTTGATAACTTCTGCGCCTCCTCATTTTCTAAGAATCCTTGCTTATAAAATAGGTCAATATCTCTAGGCTCAACTGTCAGTTTTGCTAGATCAAACATATAATCCCCTCTCGTTATTTGGTACGAGAGATTTTAGCAGAAATAAGACTAGTGTAGACTTAAACTAATAGGGAAATGTTCTAAAGCAAGTTCTCTTATTGCTACTGCGTATTGTTGGATTTCCCATTGTGAATGGGAGTCTTCTCTTAATTCTAAGAAGTGCATGATCGCTTGAAGACTAGCTGTCCAATAACACTCAGTATACATGGAAAGAGGCAAAACCATACGCGCTTGCTCTTTACACACCCCAAGGTCAAGTAAGTTTTTATAACGAGTAACAGCTAGCCGCATAGAGTCCTGGTAAAAAAGATTTGCACTCTCTTGACTCTCAATAGAACCCTTTGAACCTTGTTTATTTGATTCATGCTGTTCTCGCCATACGCTAGGCATATAAAAGTCAGCATTATCAAACTTTACATACCTGCCGGACACTTCGTTCCAAGAACAACCTATTTGGTGCTTCATCCACTGTCTAAGAACAAATAGAGGCGCTTTAACATGGAACTGCAAGGTAGCATGCCTAAAGGGGCTCGTATGACGATGTTCCCATAAGTACTTTATTAGCTTCTCATCTCGATCACCTATATCCGTCACTTCTTTGGCGAAGCTAATACGAGCAGAGTTAACAACACTCATATCAGAACCCATAACGTCTACTAAGCGTACAAAGCCTTTGTCTAAAACTGTTTTATCCATCTTTATCTTTACCCTCGATTAGTTCTACTGCTACTACACCATTGTTAGGCTCTACCCTAAACATTGCTAGTTGTTTCCTATTAAAAGCATAGCCGTTTAACTTGTGCCATCTATCCGTACCACTGAGCGCAGGCATAGTCCATACTCTACAACCGTTATGTTCACTCACTTTTAAGATCAAAGAGTGAAGATGACCACAAAACCAATCCCAGTTACCTTTACAAGCACCCCAATCTTCCGGTCTTTCCGCAGACATTATACTAGGTAACTTATCTGGCTTTATAGAGTCACCATGATTAAAGCCTAACAAACTAGCGCCATACCTAATGTAAGCGCTACCTCGGCTACCATCAACAACTTCTATTCTTGGGTCGTCGTTGAATCTTGCGTCTATCATCATACCTAGTAGAGCACTCAGCATACGGTCATGGTTACCCGTCATTGCCACCACTTTCACAGGAGCAGTCTCTTGAAGTAGTAAGACGATAGTCTCCATAGTTCTATAAGCGATCGCCATCATTTCTACAGGGTCTACGTCAGTGTCCATCGGCGTACCCTTTTGAGTAGTACCCTGGTAGTTATCCACATGAAGCATATCGGAACCACAAGTGATGACCCAATAATCAGGTATACCCCATGAACCTTGGGCTAAAGCAGTTGCTTTGGTGACGGTGTTTATCGCTCTTTTAGAAGCTACTTCTGAGTTGTAACCGTCTACTCCTCGTTTACCTATGTGCAAGTCCGTCAAACCTAACACGGCTACATATTCCTTGGCTTCTTTAGCAAGTTTGCGCTTCTTAGGCTTAGAACCCTTTAAGTCTATATCCCCAACGATAGAATACACTTCATTAATATAGTGTTTAACAAGGTCTACTTGATTAAGATAGTTTTCATGGCGATTAAGTCTTTTTTTCTGAGCTTTAACTAAGACTCGCTGCTCTTTAGCTCTTAACACAGATGAGGCTAAGTCTTCTTCATTACTATGCTCTAGTGTTTCATCAGAGAAAGGCGCTGAGTCATGGGTTTTACCTAACCAATTAAGTATGGCTTTTATCGTAGCTCTTGAAAGCTCATAACGAACAGATAACTGATTGACAGTTGCGCCGCCCGCTTCGTTTGAATAATCACTGATCAAAGAGTCTATTCTAGTTCTGGGTACTTTTACTATGGGAGGTTGATTAGGTAGACCAAAAAATAAGTAAGTGTCTTTAACAGGATCAAAGATATACTTATCCGAACTTTGTTCAAAAAACTCATCTACTTCTTTAACAGGCTTATTCAGCATATCGTCTGATATGCAGTACAGTTTTATCCTGCCTTCATACCTAGTGGGTATTTCGCCCTTGTCTGCTAGAGTTCGTACTGCGCGTCTTTTGATACCTAGAGCTTCGGCTGCTTCACTTCTTCTTAACCATCTCATTATATGCACCTCTTATATAATATAATGTGTGCATAATAACTGAGATCACTTGGCTATGCTAGATTTCACAAGCGCCACCTGTACAAGCGATCTCGCTTGAGCCCTGTCCTTGATCAAACTTTTCAAAATCAGACAACATTGTGTAGTCAATTTGTGGGAAGTCTTGGATAGAGTCTTCATATTCTTCTTGGCTGATCTCTTCGTAAGGCGCTAACTTATAGTTTCCTCCATCATAAGGTAAGAAACTTAGACCTACAATGTCGTCAAAGTTGTCCCAAACCCACTGCCCTACTTTATCCCAATCGCCTTCTTTGACGTAGATGGTAGCACTCTGGTTATGACCGCGCTCCTTACACCAACCCTTCATAATGGTTAAGTAGCGCTCCATCTGTTGGAAAGAATCCTCATCGTCTCTTGTCATCGAACCTTCAGGTGACTTGATAGGGAAACGAGCAACCCAAGTCTTTACGTCTTGTTCTTCAAAATCTTCTTGACCTACTTCCGGAAACATAGGGACCCCTTGACTTTTCAACAACTCTGACAAAGGGTCGTCGGCACTGACGCGCACATGTCGGAAGTAATAATCACTATATCTAGGGTGAAACCCACTGGCGCAGTCAACCATTTGAGAAGTGTTCCCACTCGGCTTACCGCAAGTAATAGCAGCGGGCATATTGATTCCTAAAAGGTCACTCATCTTCTTAGCAGTGGTTACTGCAACCTGGTTTAATATAGATAGGTTTTCTAGGTCATCTAATAACTTAGGATTATCACACTGGCCCGTAAGGTCTACACCTATGAGTCGATCCTCTTGGCAAAGTTCTTTCCAAGCAGGTCTTAAGTATGGGAAATGTGTAAACTGAGCTTGTGTACAACCAATGATAGTAGCGAGTTCAACTTTAACTTTTAAAGTTTCTAATGTGTCTTCAGGTCTAACAACAACCGCACTAAGATTACAGAACTGACCGCCACCCCCTTCACCTGTCCAAGGATCATTCGATTCTTTGAATCTTAGTCCTATCTCATGACATGGATTTGAGCGTGTTTCACCTTGAGGTCTAGGAGCGTACTTATGCCAGTTATCTATAGACAATCCACGCTCACCGCTACCCGACTCTGCTAGTTGCTTCCACTCTCTATCAAATACCTCTTTACTAGGTCTTCCCTCAAAGTAAGCACTGTTATTACTCATATAACGCTTAATAGGGAAGTTGCCACGCTTCCAATCCTTAGCGTGTCGCATAGAATCATCGTTAGGGTCACTAAAAGAGATCATCGCAGACCTACGCACACCACCGACAACTACTACTTCTGCCAAAGCGCAGCAGATATCATAGACCTCTAAGGTGGTTAGTTGTCTACCTTCCGCTTTGAAAATTGTTTCAGTAATAAAAGATAGAGCCTTTTGTAGAGGCTCCGGTCCACTTGCTCGGCCCCCTTTTGTTTTCAACCGAGATCCTCTAGGTCGTACTAACGAATAATCAAAATTAAGGTTCCCATACCCTTTCCATGCGTTAGTAACAGCAAAGAAAACAGCGTCAGCCCAACCAACTGCGCTATCTTCGACCTGGTACTCCGCAATAGCGTCGGTCAACTTAGCGACAGTAGGTAACTTACTAACAAACTTACTCTCTACGGAGAAACCTACCCCTGTTCCTTGCATGAGGATATATATTAGTTCTGAGAACGCTTTAAGGTTATCAATGGGTAGGAAAGAACAGTTATAGATAGCTGTATTATCTGTTTTAGCAAACCCCCCACTCGCCCAAAGTGAACGCATAGAAGGCATGACCTTTTGGTCTAACATCATCTGAGAAATAAGATCTTTCTTATGCTCATCAATAGGTGAGTCTTCAAAGAGAAAACCCATGACCCGATCAACGGTTTCGTCCCAGGTTTCTCTTCGGTTTTCTTCCTCTAACCACCTAGCGTAAGACCGTAGGTACACAAGTTCACCGAGTTCATTATTAAAGTATTTAGTCATCTTCTGACTCCATAGGAGAGATATCTATGATTCTCTCTGACGTAGATGGTTTAGAACCTCCACCCGATCTTCCATAACCGCCGAATAAACGCGAGATCACTCCAGATCCCTTAGCTTTTATTAAAACCTCGTCCTCACCTATAGGCGAAGCAATTTCCCTGGCGTCCTTCATTAACTTCGTCAAAGTCTCCATCTCAGAAGATACCTCGGGGTTGAGTCCTGCGTTCTGAATCCTTTCGGACATAGAAGCGAACAAGACTCTCTCACCCTGTATCTGAATAACTTTGTTGATAAGTTGCTGAACGTCTTCGGGCGTGTCCACCTTGGGGGTTGTCGATATTCTACAGTTATTGTCGGGCTCAAATGCAGGGCAATTTGCACTGAGGTAACATGAATTACAAGTCCGTAAGTATGAACCAAACTGACTAGAAGTTGCAAGGCTTGATTCTGTCTGATTGTTAACTACAGGTAACTGATCTTTACTCACTGCTGCCTCCCTCTTTGTCCAGTAACCACCTACTCGGTTTGCTTCTGTTGAGTAGGCTTCCCACTGAGAGAGATTCCACAGGTCAACAGTCCTACGGTCATCGCTCATCAATAGACAATGGTCAAGGGATAAAGTTTCACATTTAGACTTGAGCTTGTTTCTTACTGACTTACCTGAGCCTTTAGACCCATGATGTGTAACAAGTTTTAGGTTTCCTACGTATTCAAAAGTGACTCCGTATTTAGAACCACTTAACCAGTTAGAACTTGAAGCACTCCAGAATAAGCCCGTAAGGAGCGTTTCCTTGTCTACCCTACCCCACCTATGCGTTTTAATACCAAACGACTTTAGAGAGGCAATATAAGGCTTCATTTCAACCTTCACGACTTCGGTATCAAACGAACTCGGTATACCTACGTAAGAATAGTTATGAATAATAGTATCGATCTCGTTGAAAGACCATAAGGTGTAACCTATCTTGGTACTTTTCAACAACTTTTCCCACCTAGAACAACCCATATTAGGTAGGAAAGGAAGCCAAATAACATCAATCAAGCCTTCAATATTATTACAGAAACTTAGATAACTAGTCACTCGTTGATCTAGCTTAGAAAGAAGGTGTTCTTTCGCATTTGACAAACTACCATGCTTTTCTATAGCTCTGAGAACACGATCTGTTTCGCCTCCCCAAAGGTACTTCATCCTAGACCACGCACCAGTTAGATCGTACTCCAACATAATACAATCAAACTGGTCACGGTTATCTTCAAACCAATCTAGGCTGAGATCTTTAACAACCGAGTAATCTAAAACAACACTCCTAACCTTAGCTTCCAATATTTTATCTAGGCGCTCTTCTCTAACAACTCCACTTAAACAGACTCTCATCTCATCTCACTTATATAGTATCTCTTAGTTATATATATATATATAAGAGCGATGTATAAAATCTATCGATAGATTTTATACAAACACACTCTTTCATCGGGATTTTATCGATAGATTTTACCGTACTTTTTTACGATAGATTTTATCGATAGATTTTATCGATAGATTTTAACGTCTTTTTTTATCCAACTCGTCTGCGCGTTCCATTTTTTTAGCAGTAGACTCAGCCCACCTTTTACCTGCGTCACCCCCCCACAAGTCCCAAGCGATTTTACCGGCACCAGGTTCTCCATTAGGTTTGCGAGAGTTTTTGTTCTTCTCATGCCTAGCAAAGAAGCTCTTCATACGCTTAATGGTTTGAGGCGATACCTTGTTACCATTCTTCAGATTAACCGCACGTTGCACCCCAGAACCAATACCTTGTTCTGAGGCTTGCTTGTTTGTTAAGCCACCGCGACCGTACTTCTTACGATCTTTTAGACCCCGCTCTGCTGCCTTTTGGACACCTTTTGGCGGAACGAACCATTGATCATTGTATTTCTTAGCCATAATGTAACCTCCTGTTTAAAGTATTACATTATGACATAACACATTCAACTATCAGAGTCGGTAGTTCCTGTCACATTCTGATTCATCTTCACGTTCATCAAGTCTGCAATACTCTTTAAAGAAGACTGATTTAGGTGTTGGAAGATTTGCGCGAGTTCACCAACGATACGAATCGCACCAATTTGGTCTTGAACATCTGCACACATACGTAGAACCTCATGTGCATTTGCCTGTCTATCCATCTTCAAAGAGTCAAGATTCGTCACGGGTAATACCGCTCCTTGTCTGTTCTTGATCAACAAAACTGCGGTGACGATATCCTCATCAATCTGATTGTCTTTTAGATCTGGATTAGATGGGTTGAACTCTGTTTCAGGATCTACCTTGGTAGATGCTTCCTCAACAGAGGGCTGCTCTTCTTTTACTGTATCTTCTACGAAGTTGTCTTGGTTTTCTCTATACTCAGACATAAACTTTACTCCATGTATCTTCTGTTGGTATGAATCTTACTTTATGCCCAGAAGTTTCTAGGCTTACTTTGGAACATTGAACTCGGTTGTGCTCTCTTTGAGCGACTAGGTAATCAGTTAAACACGCCCAAGCACCAAGGCAAGCCTCTTCCGGTGTTCTTCTTGGTGCTTCAGGGTCTTCCCACCAACTGATCAGTGCTTCTTTCAACTTAGGTGCGCTACATGCCTCACCTTCGTTAAGATCAGAAACCATCAACTCAATTTCAAACATTAAAATACCCGAAGGCATTTGCATATTATAGGTGATCGTAAACATTATCTTTGCTTTACAAATATCCGCATAGCTGTCTTCTCTTCTCCATTGATGATCTCTGTAGAAAACCCGCTAGTAAAAAATAAGTCAAGTCCACTACTTGCCGACATAGATCTAGCAATTGTTACGGCTTTAAGCATTTGGTTAACCGCTCCCGCGCCAATGGCGGTAAGTGTCACGGTTCTATCTTCATTAATATTCTTTACTACGCTACCTGCTACAGATGAAGGGTCAGAGCGTCCTGCTACTTTCAAATTGATTAACTTGTCATTATCCATCTCTAAGATTCCTCTCATTATGTCTTCTTGTTATTTCTCTACTAACCGCAGAGTTCTTGAGATCATAACCTATGAGGATAGATTTTAACACTTTAAGATCCGCTTCAATGGTAGTTAGCCGAACTTTCATATCCCTCAACACCTTTGAAGCACCAAGTGCTATCTTACGTTCTGATATACTATTTCCCGACTTGTTATACAATCTTAAGTCATATTCTTGCTCGTATTCATTCTTAGAATGAACCAGGGCTCCTTCAAGAACCGCTACCTTCTGATGAGCGTAGGCGGTCATCGAAGCCCAATAACTCAAGTGTTGGGCAAGTTCCTGGTCTGCTAGTTTACTTAGGTCATTTGGGAATACTAGTTCTACCGTAGGGGAAGCAGGAGCAGTAAGTCCAAGCGCCATGATCAGTTTTCTAGTGTGAAGTCCAAAGTCTACTACTTTTTGATCAACCATCATAACCTCATGTAAAACAGACACTACAAGCAACGCAATCTTTTGCACGTTTGCTTCGGTTACTCTTACAGTCATCTACCCGCATGGGAACAACCGGACTATCTAGCGAGTCTATAGCTATATCTATTTGCTGCATTATAGGCTCAATACGGCTTGGGTCATTCTCAATAAAAAGATCAAGTTCCTCGCCTGTGTCCTTATTCACATACAGTATAAATGCTCCTTGAATAGTGGGCTTCACAGAAAGGTCATGGGGCGCTTGCATATAGATCTGCGCTTGCCTTGAATGATACTCTCTTGGTTGACCGCTTCGCTTCAAATACCTAAAAGACATATCGTTAGATGACTTAATCTCCAATAAGTACCACTTATTATTTAGTTTAAGAAACCCATCGCAGTACCCACTAATGCGCTTTTCAGTCCACCACAAGCGTGGTTCAACATACTTCCACTCTGGTGAAGGTTGGAAACCCTCCTGGGTGACCCCATTTAACTCCCATTTACCATATAGAACACCTGCGGGGCCAAGTATCTTGTCTTGATATAAAGCGTGAATAGAATGACCATGCTCAAATATTCTTAGTAAAGAAGTCTCATGTGGCTTTGGCTTATTTAAGGCAATGCCCAACTCTTCTCTCTTCATCGTAAGATAGTAAGCTCTAGGGCAGACACCCCAATAACTAACTTGACTAGGGTGGAATCGCGTTAAACGATCTTCAAACTTTTCTAAGTCAAACTCGTTTGCTTTTCGGATAAAATGCTTTTCTATCTCTGCGGATAACGAAGGGTTACCACCTGCTTTATGTAGGTTCTTTATGAGACTAGTCAGACTCATCTCTTAGAACCTTCGCCCCAAGCGTCAAGACCATGATCCCCCGCAAGGTTTTGTATGGCATTTACAAGAGCAGCTAACTCTCCGGAGGGTAATCGACTAAAGTCGATACTTGAAATAGCAACTTGGTAAGCCCACCAAGAAGAATCTCCTGTAAGCACCTTTGCACCACAGTCCAACAAAGTAGCTTTTACCAAGTTGGAGTTAGCCTCCGCTAAAGCCTTAGCGTCTTCTTTGGAAGAATCATAATCCTCTTCTTCATCTAGCAATAAATCATTATCCTCATCGAGGACTAGAGTCACTTCATCGTCGGGACCAACAACTCGGTTGAGTTGTTCAATCTCTTCTTTTAGAGCCTTAACAGTAGTCCCTTCTTCCGCTAATACAATCAAAGACCCGTGGTGCTCATGCTCTGCTTCGTCGATAGCTCTTGCCTGGTTGACGGAGATCTTATCCTCTTCAAGTGCTTCTTGAATCTCAAGACTTAAGTCTAAAAGCCCAAGTCTTTGTGTGATTAGTGTTTTAGACCAACCCAGTGCTGCCCTAAACTCATCAACGTCTTTACCTGCGTCCATAATCCGTTTGATCGCATAAGCCTCTTCCATTGGAGTTAAACTCTGCCTACTGACGTTCTCTTGTAAGTTCATGACCAACAAGTCTGCTTGGTTGTCTGCTGAAACAATACTTGCAGGTATAGTAATCCAACCCAAACTAGAACAAGCGTTTAGTCTACGAAAACCATAAACCAAACCAAACTTACCTTCACCCTGTAAAACAACACCAATAGGTGTCTGTAGACCGGTGGCTTCAATAGACTCACGAAGGTCTTCAACCTCTATAGAGGTACGGCAGTTTTCAATGTAACTATAGTCAATGTCTTCAATATTTATGTTTTTGATTTCCATGTCTTTTTCCTTAAGTTGTTGAAAAGTAAAGTTAGTGTTTAGTGTATTCGTCAATAAGTTCACCGAATACACTGGCGGGTAACATAACCCAATCTTTCTCCATATGACTAGGTAACCCTTCCAAGGTTAAAGCGACACCTGGCCACTTTGAGTTTAGAGACGCTTGTCTCTTTAATTCTACTAGCACATCTGACGTAATCGTAAAACGATCTTTATCAGTTAGTTTAGCCTGCCAAACAAATAGACCATCTTGCAGATCACCTTTGTAACTGATTTCGGGTAAAGCACCACTGTTAGGTGTCGCTTTGCTCCTCAATACACCTTGCAATCGGTCTTCATGTACAACAGACCTACTCTTGTTACACTTAGGAGTAGTGTCGTCAAAAGCATTAGGCCGTGGTCGTTTTCCACCTAGACTAGGTGTCTTCATCGTAAATGTCCCCGTCCATCCAATCTACTTCTTTGCGCCATATCTCATCTTTCATGTCAAAGAAAGCAGGTTCGTCATTGGATAGCGCTTCCGCAGTCTTCAAAAGACCTTGATACTTTTCACCATTAGGTAACTCATACCAAGCTCCAGTCTTCTTGACTAGACCCCAATATTCACCAACAGCAACAATCTGTTCTGCAATATTAGAAGCACCCGCTACATAAGGCATAGAGTCTCTAAAGAACAGACTGAATAAGCAAGACCTATTGGGTGGCGCTGTCTTGTTCTTTTGTATGGTTACTTCCATATTCTGACCGAAAGGTGCGCTCCCCGCTTTGTCCTCAATAAAGCCTTTACGCTTTACCTTACAGATGACACTTGAAGCGAAGTCCATTCCTTTCCCCCCTGGGGAGGTCTCAGGCGAACCATAGATAACACCTACTTTCATTCTTATTTGATTGATCAGTAGAATTGTGGGCGGAACTACTTTGGTCATACCCACAGCGTTTTGTGCGCTTACCCACTTACGCATTGCTTTGTTCATCAATCGAGCATGTACACCAACCTGCCACTTCTCTGAACTCTGTTCAATCTCTACACTAGGAGTTAAGTGAGCAACACTGTCGACAACAAGTAGGTCACATTCACCACTCCTAATAACAGAGTCAGCTATATCTATACCCTGCTCTGCAAACTCAGTACGAATCACATAAGTCTTATCAGAGCGCATACCAAGACGCTCTGCCCAAGAGTTTTGATAAGAACCTTCTGCGTCAAACCATACAACCCTCATGGGTTCCGGTGCGTCGCAGCAAGCTACTTCAGCACCGTCTTGTACAATTTCATTCCACAACACAAGTGAACCGCCACAGTTTCGACAAGTACGTTGAAAACTTGCACCTATACGATGAGCCAAAGCAGACTTACCGCTAGAATACTCACCTTTAAGTGTAAGAACAGTTCCTAACGGAATACCTCCACCCAAAGCTAAGTCAAAACTTAATATGCCTGTTTCAATCCGTTTCCGAACATTCAACTTTTCAGACTTCGACGCTTGTACAAAGCAATCGTCTCCATAACTCTTATTAATCTTCTTTATTAGGTCTTCAAGACTCATGGCTTACGACCTTGCAGTCCTTGACGTATCTCTTCCGCCTTTAAGTCAAGTTGGCGGTAAACTTCTGCCCAGGCGCGTTCAAACTCTTTTGGAACATCTTCTACATTGCAAGGAAGCTCGATACCCGCTTCAATCCCTGCGCTCTCATAGTTACCAAGGTTAATCTTGAGAGAAGCGTATGCTTTAACTTTTGCTTTATCGTCATTCATGTCTTTATCCTTCGTCTGTGTACATATCGGTTGGAATACCACCTACAAGTTTAGAGAACTTAAGGTTTATGTAGTCTGCCATTTCTTTAGTGAATCTAAACTTGTAGTTGTTCAAAGTTGCTTTCTTCCTAAATCGGGCAAACGCCTTCATTAAAACCTTAAGTTCGTACTCAGTGTACACTCGCCAACCTTTAATATTTCGGTATCGGGCTCTAGGTACTTTACCTTGGTATATTAGATGTTCTAAACGCTTCTTATCAACACGTACACGCATTGCCACTCCGGTGATTGAATACATTTTGCATATGTGACTCTTACTCCGATCCGCAGACATAACCTTCATCATGCAATCTTCCAAAACATCTACCTCTTCTTCCTTGACAGTTCCTATCGACTGATAGCTATCCATACTTTTTAAGTTGCGAGATTTTCTGCGTTGTAAGTTGATACGATCTCTAAACTCGTGATCGTTTTCATAACGCTTACTACGAGCGTTCTTTATACGTTCTTTGTTCTTTAAGTAATACTCACGCTGATAACTGGAACGGCTCTTTACTTTTTTTGTGTCCTCAGACATTATGATCCCTTCACGGTAAGTGTTTTTATGGTCTTGACCTCTGCATACTCCGCAATTTCTTGAGCATCCACAGAACCTTCGGCAATAAGTTCTTCTACACGCTTCAAGTCAACCTTGCTTTCTAAAAACCTAGCAGTAGGTATACCCTTATGTAGAAGAAGGTGCTCAATACCTTCTAGGTCATACTTTACTCTTTGATGTTCAGACAAGATTGCTGAATACTGGCTGTCTTGGTACTTGTTAGTATCTTGTGTAGATAAAGACAAGTCAATACGAGACTTTAGGTCTTTTTTCCTTGTTTCAAGACTTTTAATATCTTGCAATGTTTTGTGATATTCAATCACTAGTTCTCTTAGAGTCATTAGAACCTCCTTGAAAACCAAAGTAAGGCACCTAGAGAAGTATGTCAAACGAAAAGATAACCAAGTTGTGTATAGGTTCTCTTACGTGCTCCCCAATAACCGTTCATTATAGGTATTAAAGGATCGACAAAATCGACCACAACCGGATCTTTTTTATCGGGAGAATCTCTTAGAATACGCCCAACACTCTGAGTGATACTAGTCTTAGGTGTGGCTAATATTAAGGTATCCAAAGTAGGGATATCTAAACCTTCTTGTGCCATTGCGTAAGTCCCACATATCACATCAGCATGAGAAGCGCTTTCTCTCTGAGATTGTTTCATACCGCCGATATAAAGAGCACATTGAAAGTCATCACTTACTTTTGTTTTCAACAAGTCCACCATCTCTTTAGTATGCGCCACGCGCTCAGATAGTATAAGAACCTTTCTACCCTTCTTTAAAGCTCTAAAAGCAAAGTCAACTATGCGGTCAGTTCTACTTTCATCTTTAGAGATCATAGTAACTAGTTTAGAAGTGTTTACTTCACCATTATAAAGAAGATACGAACGCAGATTAAAAGTCGTATCTGTATCTATCCTCCATATCAATGGTTGACGTTTATGACCTTCCATCCAATACACGATAGGCCCTATGTGTGCATAGAAGACATGGTGTAAGCCATCTTTACGCTCTGGCGTTGCAGTAAGACCTATACGATAAGAAGCAGTGAACCGACTAATAGCCTCTTGCCAAAGGGGTGCTGCATAACGATGAGTCTCGTCAGCCACAATAGTCCCAAACGATTCATAGAAATGAGAGGGGTATTCTCTTTTAGTGTTAATAATAGATTGTACCATGCCCACTACTATATCTTCATCACCAACAGGAACCTTGTCTCTTTGCCATAAACCTACTTTAGCATCAGGTAGGAACATGCATATACGTTCAATCCACTGATCAACTAAGAAAGACTTATGAACGAGTACGAGAGCCTTTCGCTCAAGTCTCCTAATCATCTCAAGTCCCATGACTGTCTTACCTTTACCACAGGGGGCAAACAAGATAGCACCCTTACCTGGGCGGTCCAAAAAGTCCATGATGGCTTGGACAGCGGGTACTTGTTCTTCTCTAAGAGAGATAGGGGTCATTTCGGAGAGAGGTTCACCTAGAGAAACACTATCATCAGCATGGGAAAAATCTTGGTAACCTCTAGGGACAAGTAGACCTTCTTCACATTCTTTGTATACTTCACACCTAAAGTCTCCCTCACCAAAAGTAAGAGCTTCTTTATCAAGAAGAAATCCGTCTTTTTTTAACGACCAGCCATTCACTTTGCTTCTCCCCAAGAGTCAGCAATACATGGTTCAGCGATAAGAGGCACATTGAGTTCCACACAATTTTCCATACTATCTCTCAGGGTGTCACTAATCTTCTGAGCAATGTCTTCTCTAGCCTCTACCACTACCTCATCGTGTACTTGACCGATAACTCTAAAGTCATGTGAAGTATATCCCTGGCACCTAAGCTCCTTATAGAAGTTCCTCATGCCTATCTTGATAATGTCTGCGGCTGATCCTTGAACTTGCGTATTAATAGCTTTCCGCTCATCGCCATTCTTTAACCCGAAGTTGCTACTATTAATATTGGGTAAAGGTCTATGACGACCTGTGATCGTCCAAGTAAATCCTTTACGTCGGCACTTAGCAACTAACTGATCTTGGAACGTAGCAACACCTTGATAGTTTTGGAAATACTTATCAATGTAATCTTGCGCTTCTTGCTCGGTTTTATTGATAGCCTTTGCAAGGGTCTTTGCTCCCATCTTATAGATAAGGCCGAAGTTAATAGCCTTAGCGTCAAAACGAGCGCATTTACAAGCATCCGCAGTCATCTGGTGAATGTCTCCATTATTTCTGTAGATCTCTGTCATGATGGGGTCACCGGATAGATGAGCAGTGACTCTCAGTTCTACTTGAGAATAATCTGCCACAATCAACTTGTACCCTTCTGCTGCTATAAAAGACTTGCGAATCAAATCGCCTTCTTCAGTACGAGATGATGGTATATTCTGTAGATTAGGATTAGAGCTACTAAAACGACCTGTACCTGTACCCCATTGATTGAAAGAGCCATGAACTCTTCCCTGTTTATCTGCTGACTCTACTAACTTCTTACAGTAGGTAGAATATAGCTTTGAAACTTTACGATACCTAAGAACGTCTTTTGCTACCTGCTTACCCACTTCAGTTGTTCCTGGGGCCTCTCCTGAAGACCAAGATTCCAAAGAATCTTTACCTGTAGAGTAACAACCATTCTTTCCCTTCTTACCTTGTTTACCCCAAATTTTACCTACAAGATTATCTGATAACCACTGTGTAGAACCTATAAGAGCCCTAGCGCCAAACATCTTCTTAAAGTTCTCCTGTAAGTGCTCTGTTTCTTTCTTTAGGGCCATACCCGCTTTTTGAAGAGTCTTGGTATCTACCTTGAAGCCATAATGCTCCATCTCCTCGACAATCCACATCATAGGCATTTCAAGTTCACAAAGAATCTTCTTCTGTTGGTCACTCATTTCAGCAGACATAACGTGTGCTAATTCTAACAGAAACACTGCGTCATCGATGGCGTACTTACCCATAGAACCTACGGGTGCATAGGCGTTTTTAGCGTACATCTTAAACTGATTGAAGTTACCCATCTCCTTACTTAAAAGAGAAGGAACAAGGTTTTTTAAGCCGTGACCTCCCTCTCGCTCCGGATTCAATAACCAAGAAACAGCTATTGTATCTATGACTTCTGCCTTAAAATTACTTATATCAAAAGATTCATTACGAAGTACTTTTAGGTCAAACTTAGCGTTGTGTATGTAGACTGTTTTCCCTTCGCTAAAAATATAGTCGATTATCTTACGCGACTCTAACATTGGAGCGTTGCTTGGTTCGACTGAAAAGAGGTCTTCTCCTCTTTCATGTCTTAAAGGTACGTACCAGCCTATATAGTCCCCTCTACACTTGATACCGAAAGAAAACCCAATACACTTCCTATCAAACGATAGACCGTCGGTTTCTGTATCAAAAGAAAACTCATTGTAATCTGATATGAAAGAAAGAACTTCTTCTATATGCTTATGGCTTGTGAGTATAGAACTCTGCATGATGGTCCTTAAATGGTAAAAGCCCCGAAGGGCTAAAGATAAGGGTTATATGTATAGTTTACAACGCCCTGTTATCTCTTCGGTTTGGAAAACCTATTTTTATAAGTAACTTAGAAGGGTATAGGGTCAGAACCACCGCTACTAGACGTAGCGCCAAATACTCGACTCTCGCCTTGCGTATTGGACTGCGAACTACTACCCCAAGACTGTATAGGCTTTTGAGCGCCCCATGCTGCGTCTGATTGCGTATTGTTTTGTTGGCTGTTAAAAGGGTCTTCATTACCTTGGTTAAACAACGCTTCAATCTCTTCTTTAGACTTTGGTTTTAAGATCTCAAGATAGTTGAAGGGTACGTGTACGTTAGGGTCTAGTTGGAAGTTTTGCTCATACTTCTCTAGCATTGAACCACTGCCAGGTGACTTGTCACCCATCCGGTGTACGTTGTATGTTTTACCACTGAGGTCATCTCCTCTCGCCATAAACTTCTCAATCTGCTTCCATACCTGTGAAGACCGCTTTACAACATAAAGACTCAACTCATCTTTATGTACAGTACCATTACGGTCTTCCCATTGAGAATGGTCAATGACCGTTAAAACAGCAACTTTAGAAGCTCTGTAACCCATCTCTTTAAGAACGTCTTCACTTGGGTCTATTGGCTGTGTAAACCAGTTTCTCCAACTCCCATTCATTTGTAACTGATACTCGTTATACTTGAAGGGGGTTTGAACTTGAATACCGTCGAAGTTAACCATAGGTGTATCAACGAAGGTGATTAGTTTCTCTGTGTTATTGGGCATCCAAAAACGTCTTGTATAGTTTTTAGAACTGTTTTGGGCAAAGCCCGAATCGTTATTATACCAACTCATCTGTGATCCTTTCATCAACTATGTTGGGTGATATATTTATAAGACAAAACTTAGTCACGTACAATAGTTTTCAACAACTATTTACAATAAGACGGAGTTGCTTATCACTTCCAAGATCTCTTGAGAACTGCATTCGCCAAAATCCTTTTTACCGACCGTACTTATGTCGGCTTTTTTAGAGAGTAATCGGGTAGATAATAGTTCTTTAGCTCTTAATAAACCTCTCTGTCCTGCTTCATCTGCGTCTAATGCTACAATAACATCATTAGAGCAACGAACTAGAAGGTTTGCCTGCTTCTCACTGAGACTAGCACCCAATATACTCACTACGTTGTATTGGTCCTCAAGTTCTAAAGACCTCAACGCCTGGTCTGTAAGTAGAGCGTCTAAACTACCTTCAACGACAATAGTAGTCTTAGACTGTTTTATGAGATGAGCGCCTAGTAGTTGGGTTCCCTTTTTCATCTCCCAATAGTTCATATACTTGGGGTTTTGGTTAATATAACTCCTACCTACCGCACCCCATAAAGCACCACTAAAGTCTCTCACAGGGATAACGGCTCTCTTTTGTTTTACATCGACACCCACACCCCATCTTTTGCCGGTATCTATACTTATGCCTCTTCTCTCTAGGTAAGGGGCAAACTGTCGAGAGAACGGGCTAAAGAGATCCTCACTTAAAGGTTCTGACGACTTCTTATTCTTGTCTACATACAATCCCATAGACTTGAGGTTATCGAGGCCCTGAGATAGATACTTAGACTCTAGTTCCACGACAGCATTAAGAGCTTCACCCCATTTACGATCATGTGAGTTGAGACGATGGAAGAGATAACTCAGTTGACCACTCTTAAAGTGACAGGTGAAGCAGTTAACTAAAACAGAGCCATCTGTTACTTTTATGCCCATAGAAGGATGGCTATCCCAGTTGTTTTTATGTAAAGGCGTATAGGGTGCAAGAGGGCAAGGGATAGATAGGTTCTGAGATCCTCTTCGGGGCTTAAAATTGCACTTTTGTAGGATATCTAGGATTGCTTGCTCTTTATCCATCAGAAGTTCACCGTACCCACACTACTATCTTGAACCTCATTGAACTTCATGTTGGCCATGTCCCAATCAAGTTCGATCTCAGGTCTTGCGCCTTCACGCTGTTTTAACACACGTAAGGTCATACGCTTATCAAGTCTTTGGTCTTCGTCTTGAAACAATCCTAAGATAATATCAGCGTCTTTAGCTATATCACCATAGGCAATATTGCTTGCGTCACCCTTTGAATTGTCTGCGCTCCTATTAAACTGAACAGTAGCGATTATAGGGATCATAACTCTCTTGCTCAGTCTCTTCATATCACGACTGATATTACTGATCTTAAGCCAGTTATCTCTAGCTCTTTGGTCGTCGTCCATAAGATACATACCGTCAATAAAGATAATGTCGGGCTTATGTCTTTCTATCTTTGCAGCAACTTGTGACACACCTCCGGTTTCCTCACCCACAATAACAAGCTGCCCCTTTGGTAAACCTTCTTGTACCTTCTGCCTCCATTCTGCTTCTTTGAAAGAGTTTAACTGACCTGAGCGAAGATCTTGGTAGGGCAGTTCGTACTCAAGAGCATCAAAACGTCTAGCAACCTGCTTACTAGGCATCTCTTTGGTGAAATAAAGAACTTTCAAACCGTCTTTGTAGTTCTTATGCGCCATGATGTTGGTCAACCAAGTCTTACCCACACCCTGTCGTGCTACAACAAGGATAAACTCACCATCATGCCAACCCTGGGTAGCCTGGTCTAAGGTATCAAAAGGTGTTCTATACCCATCAATTCCACCTTTATTCTGTATATCAAGATAATCGTTATAACGATCTTCTGCTGTAGTTCCCCAATCGAGGTCTGCTTCGCTTGCTGTAGCGTCCTCTATCTTCCTTAGTGCGTCTCTTAGATCATCAACAGCGGATTCCACTTCACGCTTGTTAAGATTATCGTAAGCACTCTGAATACCTACCAAGGTTAAGTTGAAAGCATGTTTACGCTTCAACTGCTCAACATAGTAAGATAAAGGTTCTGAAGCAGGGAAGTCCCAAACGTACTCAGGGAACTGTACAGTAATTGCTTCGTCGGTAGGTCCACTACCATGTGCTTTCATGTGTTTTATAGCGTATTCCCAAATGTCTTTAGACTGACCGCTAAACATCTCGGGAATGACCGCTTGGTCTATGGCTTCTGCGTAGAGGATTGGGCTCTCAGCGCACTTGTCTATTATCTTTTTTTCAATGTCCATGTCTTAGCAATATCTTCTGAGGCTTGAGGTGAAAAGTACGGTACAGTCAGTAACGAGACTTCTGTCGTTAACTACCATTTCTACCGCTCGGTGATTGCGCCTAAGCGCTTCTCGACAACTAGCAAAAGTGTCGAAAGTTAAATGGTCATATTCTCTTAACAAGGTATTTGGAGGTTCATCTATATAAACGATCACAGGTCTAAGAAGATAACTTACACCCCAGAGCCAACTCTCATTCTTTAATGAGAACTGCTTCGTACCAATAAACCACCTTCTACCCTTGTATTCTAAAATACAATCTGAATGAATCCAAAGAGTAGGACTTACTGTGTTAGCTATCTGCCCCCTCATCATTTAAGCATCTCCTGGGTCTTAATGCTCCCAAGCCCTCTTCTGCGATCTTCACCCTTCATCTCACACGCAACCATACACTCCATAGCTAAGGAAGCCGCAGATTGCTTGTAACGCTCCTTAAAAGCATTAGGAGATAGGTTGGTAGTCACAATCGTAGGTAAGCACTCCCTAGAGCGTTTACGCAGCATATTCTCAAAACAGAGTTCAGCGAACCCACTGCCCTTACCGGAATATTCTTTACCGAGATCTTCTAACAGAAGGAAGTCTACTGATTCTACTCTCTGTACTACAGAGTTGTCTTGATCAAACCGCTGCCCATCAATGTACGCCACTTTAAGAACGTCAGCTAATACACAGTAAGTGGAATAACCTCTCTTCTGTATCTCTTTTAACATAGCGCAAGAAGCATGGGTCTTACCAACACCATTACCGCCGTACAAGAAGATGCCCCAGCCTTGATCGTAGTTTGACTTTAGTTCCATAACATAACGCCTAAAGATAGCCTTTGACGTTGACTCATCTACTTGAGTCATATCAGCGCTCCAAAAGCGCCGACCAATGTTCATACGCTGTAGCGTTTCTTCACTTAACTGTCTTGGTTTTGGGTTTACCGTTCTCATAATGTACCTCAATACTTTGTCGGAGAATCTTAAACTTTAAGGCTAACTGTCTTGCTTGTCTTGCGGTGTCGTTTGTATGTACCTTTTCTCTTCTTAGCGTTGCTCTTTTGCCGCCTCTTACTGCGTCATAAACGTAAATCGTACTGTGAGGCGATCCTATTGAAATCTTCATGGCATATAAACGATCTAACTGATTATCGTAGTTGCCTTTAGGAGTAGAACCAATCTTTTGTTCGTCTGTGTAGCTCATGTTACCAACCTATCTCACCACCTTCTGGGCGGCTATCTGTGTTTGAGTCAAACTGGGTACCCCAAGTCGCTTTTGTTTGGAGAGCACCATCTATGATTAAAGGGAATATGGAGTTACGAAAACCCCAAAATATGGGCATACTAGGATAACCCTTGATATTGAACTGTGGAGCGATTGTTTCCCATTCTTTAACACACTGCTTTACCACGCTAGTAACGACCTCGGGAGAGTAGATACTGATTAGGTCTTTTGCGTGTTTCAAGTCTCGTCCAAAAAACTTTGGAGGAGGTGACTTCCACTTCTCTCTCCACTCAAGAGCTAAAACAAACTCAATGTCTTTAGCGTTGTACTGCTCCGGAGTCTTATCGTTAAAGGCTTGAAGCCTTCTCCAATGCTGTGGTTTTGTTTGTATTGGAGTTCTTTTTTTAGACTTGTCTTTAGCCATGTCTAAAGAAGCGTCAATCAAAGTCTTTAGGGGGTCGGGTTCAACCTTACTGTCTTGGTCGTGTATAGGCTGAACCACCTCCTCCTCTGCCACAGGAACACCCGCCAGGTCTTTTAGAGACCCAAGGAGTGGTGTGTAGTCATAAGTCTTGTCTCCGGTTTCGGTACGAATGGGGACTAGATAACCTTTATGACTCAGTGATCTAAGGTAAGCTCTAACAGTCTGTCCACTCTTACCACTCTTCTTTGCAAAGTATTCGGCACTAGGGAATTCACGATTACCAAACCAAGAATGATCTAATAAATGAAGTACCAACATTGCCTCTTCCATCGTGATATTTAACTTTCTGTAGTTAGTTAAAAACACTCTACTGATGGGCATAAAGCCTTCTTGAGAAAGGTTTGTGAACTCAATCATTTTGATCCCTTCAAGTAGTCTTTAAGATCAATATTAGCTTTAGGCTCTTCACCTTTAACCATACGTGCCATTTGACGCAGGATAGCTCGGTCTTGATCTGTCTCTGCTCCATAGAGAAAGACTGCTTGTAGAATCATTTCAGCAAGTTGCTGACCGGTGGGGTGCTTCAAGTCGATCAACAACTTGTTTTTCTTTCCGTCTAGGCGAACCATGTTATCTCCTTTGTATCTGCCTTGATAAACAAAGTCTTAAGCGGTTGCCTCTAAAACGTCAATAGATTTTATCGATGTTTTTTATACACACCTACTGAAAACATAGATCCTTTAGCCTCTCTAACCTGCACCCAATCGCCTTTTCGATAAGGTAAAGCGTCTCCACCTTTCATGTGAACAATGATACAACCTTTATCAGAACTCATATCCAAATCAACACTAGAAGTCGCTGATACTAAGGCTACCTGATAGTCTTCTTCAAAACGATCCTTAATACCCGCTGCTGAGTATTCGATAGACCTAGCCAATAACTCATCGTCACTCATCTTATCCAACATCGTAAGCTCCTGCTCTTATATATATACTGTATCTTATATTATATACTATATATAAGAGCGACTTGTTTAAGAACTTAACGTCTCAGCCCTGTCCAAGCATAACGCTTACGATTAGATAAGTAATCTTCTAGGTGATCGTTGTCGTGTGCCTCTTGTTCAAAGCAGATCATACGGTAAGCCTTCTTACCGTCTCTGTACTTCAAGTAACGATAAGCATAGTCCAGGTAGTACAAGACAATAAAGCCAATAACCCCCGTCTCTAAGAACTGCTGGAAGTGTATAGTCTCATGTCGTTTGGTCTGATCGGATATCTCTCCCCTAGAAAATACGAAACAAAACAAAGTGATCGCGTTAATCTCTATAGGTGTTACTTTGCTTAACCAAATAGGTACACGGCTATTCTCAAAAAACAAAGGTTTGTAATCATGCAGGCTCACTACACTACCTCAGACTTTTCAACAACTTTTTTGAGTTTAAGTAGATCCGACTTAGTTACCATAAGTTCATGTATTAGAACATTAATTACGGTTTCTACATCTAAGTAACCTTCACCCTCTTTAACTTCAGATTCACGGTCTAACTGGTTTTCACCATTATATTTGAACCCCTCGGTACCTAATACCGCATAAGCACTTTTGTTCATGTAAAGAGTCCTACTTGCTTTAACAAAAGGCAAGTTAGACTCTTTTGTTCGTTTATGGCTGTCAAAAGGGTCTTTTTTACTAGATTTTGCTTTTATTGCTTTCATTATTTATCCGTTTTAATTTAAGAGTTATATGGTTAGTTGAAGAACACCAGAGTTAACTAAGTCAATGATAGGGTACTATATATAAAAGATTAAAGACCTCCCACAACTACATGATAAACAACGCGATTTATATTGAAACTGTATGGAGTACCGTCCACCTCGTACTCTTTTTTTATGTGAACTTTAACATTTGTAAGAGGTTGAATATTATACGTGAGGGGCTCACCTGTGCCAACACCCTGGTCGTCATAATCGCCCTCATGACGTATGAATGACTGATAATACTCACTATTGATGTATTGTTGAGCATCTGAAATTCTCAATGTCACAACAGCTTTACTCGGATTTTCTATAATGAATGTTTCTCCGTCATTTGAAAAAGCCTGTGTCATTTGATAACGAGTTGTCGGCAGATTAATTGTAAAGACTGTTGTGTTAGAAGGATCTGTGATCCAATGTGTGGGTGTGAAATCTCCTACAGCAACGCTTGCTGTTAGTGATGTGGGCGCACTTGCGCCGGTTGCATCCTGAAAAGTCACATTCGTACCGTTTGACGTTAATACTTGCCCACTTGTACCTACAGTCAGCGGTAGCTGATAAGCGCTCTCAATGCTCTTGTTATTAGCATCACCTACGAAAAAATGACCTTCATCAAGATTGGGAGTAGCTGCGGTACGTCCTGCTCCTCCTACTTTTATAATACCCTCTGAACTATGTTCTCGTACAATCTGCCCAATGTTTTGTAGTTTAGCTGTAGAACCTGCGGGAGGGTCTATCGTTAACTCACCAGATGTTGTGCTCACGTAAACAGATCTACCCACAATACTTACGGAAGGTGAAGTCGTATTCAAAGCGCTTGTATTCATGCCGGTTAAGTTACCAAAACTTACAATGTACACTTCCGCACTCGCATTGGCGGAAGATTCGCATAACCCTACAGCAGGCATAGTCCCCGCACCGTCAGCGTCTGCTCTTTGTACTTCTGGCACATCACCACTAACGCCGCTAATGTAAACTACTTCACCTTTAGCAAGAGCGTCAGACTCAGCATTCTTACACTTAAAGCGTATCGAACCGTCCATGCCACCAATAAATTCTGTGGCATATACAGCGGCGAAGGGTGCTTCTGAGCTACGTAAAGTATCCTCTAGTTGCTTTCCTTTTACTTTCATAACATATTTCTCCAATAAAAAAGGGCAGAGCCTCCATCTTGGTAGACCTGCCCTAAGTAGTCAAACATAAACGTTGTTTTATTTTATAGGCAGTAAGCTGCCTAAAGAAACTTAGTTAATGAAAGCGTACACAATGTCGATAACATCAGTGTTATCAAGAGCGTAAACAGAAGCGCCATTCCAGAAAAGGTCATCAGCGGCAGTAATGTCTGCGATAGATCGAGCAGTCGTACCACCATCATCGCTAAAGTAGCAGTCTTTAGTCTTAACGCCATCTCCAAGCTCCGCACCAATACCATTAACAAAGATACGAACGGCACCATCAGCCGCAGGTGTATTTGTGATATTAATAGTAGTGTCGGTACCATCAGCAGATACAGCCCCAGGTGCTTTACCAAGATCAGCAGTTGCCATAATGGGTGCGCTTAGTCCTGCATTACCTTTAATAGCAATAGAACCTTCTGCATTAAGATTAACTTTAAGACCGGTAGCGTCACTGCTAACCGAAGAGTCAGCCTTCTTTACAGAGATTTCAGCAGAGTCAATCTCAAGACCACCCGTTGCTTTTAAGTCTGCGGCTAGAACACCCGCATTCGCAGAGATACCGTTACCTGCCATAGCTGTTGATAAGTCAGCAACAGACTCTCGTTTAGTGCCACCGTCCGAATCAATAAACAGAATTTCATCGTTAGCTACAGCTAATGCACCGGCAGCAAGTTCTGACCCATCAATCTTTAGACCACTCCCGCTTACGGAAAGACCTGAGTTTAGGTCTAAAACGATAGACAGTTCATTAGAATCTTTTTGTAGTCCACTTCCCGCAGAGATCTGCCCAGCGCCTGAGAACTGAGTGAAGGAAAGGTCAGTAGTGTCTAAGGTAATCGACTCGTTAGTAGTGAGTACGAAACCTTGGTCACCATTGTCTGTACCCTGTTCGACAAAGCAGAAAGCGCCTGAACTAATGTCTGCGTCCGTATTGAAGTCGTCAGCCCTAGTAAGCACGTAAGCATTTGAACCATCACCAACTGTAGTAACAGTATAAATACCATTTTCAGAGGCAGAGTTAGCTGTACCTTGGTTCTTTACAAGAATACGATCTGAACTAGCAAGTGCAACGCCATCAATAGAGATCGCGCCATTAGCCGTAGCGGTAAGCACACCGCTTAAGTAGGTAACACCTAACTCTGAAGTAGTTGCGACTCTTACACTCTCTTTAATATCAAGAGATTGCTTAACACCATCTACATAGCCTTTAGTAGCCACATGACCCGAAGCTGTAGGAGTAGCAGCACTAAGAGTACCACTTGAAAAATCGAAAATACCCTCAAGGTCTAGTTTACTTGCAGGGATACTACCCGAAAGTTTATCAGCAGTAACCGCACTATCCGCAATTTTAGATTCAACAATAGCCGCATCAGCTAACTGTTTGCCTTTAATTAAAGCCATAGTAGACTCCTTTATATTTATTTTTAAGTGAATTTTTAAGTTTTAGGGTAAGTAAGCCTTTTCATTGACTAAATACCAGCCACGATTACTATAAGCCGCAAAAGTATAAATTTTATATTTTTCTAAAGCAACTGTAGTTGGGCCTTGAACGTAACCAGATGAACTCAGTCCATATACTCTTACTATACTGGGAAGTTCTAGTAAGTAACTTACATTTGTGCCACCAACTACCATGAAGCTATAAATAAACTTATAACTAGAGTAGTTAGGGTTTAACAAAGCGTTATGCTCTCCTTGAGATGGCATAGTAGCTACTATATTATTCGTAGTGCCATTTGGTGTGTAAATAACGAAGGTAGTGTATCGACCATTCCAAAGGCTAGCGGTCAAAGGCCCCGGTATAGGAGTGAACCCACCATCAACGGATGCGCCACCTCCTCCTTGATCAACCCAACCTAAAGCACCATTGCCATCAGTCTTTAGGACTTGATCAGCAGTTCCCGTGTCGCTAGGCAATGTAAGCGTATAAGAGGCTCCTTCGGAATTGGCAGGCGATTGAATCGTAATACCGTGAATATTGTCTTCGCAGTTTAGCTTTATAGCTGCACTAGTTGTGTCACCCTTTACTGTGAGTAAGTTGCCTGTTTGCGTTGCTACCTTAGAAACAGTTTCACCTGTTTTAGTATAGGTAAGATCACCTTCAGCATCTGCACCAATATCACCACTGGCAAGTTTAACGCTATTGTCACTTAGAAATAAGTGCCTAACCTTATTGCTAGCGTTACCAATATCATAGTCTGCGTCAGTCGCAGGAATGATGTGACCTGCTGAAGTTACGTCCCAACGAGAAGTGCCATCAGTTGTAAAGTTAATATTTCCGTTAGTGCCGGTGTCAGCAATAGTTACTGAAGAATCCCCCACAGCTATTGCGCCTGCTGTAATCTCTGTAGGGGACTCTGGATGCCAATGACTGTGTGTAGAGTCATAAGTAAGTACATAGCCGTCACTTAAAGTGTGCGCAGTATCTGTAATGTCTACATCAGAAAGAGATGTAAGGTCCATAGCAACAGAACCGCTGATATTGGTACCATCACTAAGCGCTGTAGCTACAGTATTATTAGAAATTGCTAGAGTTGTAACACTTGCACCTGCTGTTCCACTAGCGCCTGTGGGTCCTTGAGGGCCGTCAGCACCTGCTACACCTTGTGGTCCTTGTGGTCCTGCGTCTCCTTGAAGTCCCTGGGGGCCTTGTGGTCCTGTTGAACCATCAGCACCATCTGCACCTGCTACACCTTGTGGTCCTGTAGCTCCTGCTTCTCCTTGTAACCCTTGAATACCTTGGGGGCCTTGTGGTCCTGTTGAACCATCAGCACCATCTGCACCCGTAGATCCCTGTGGTCCTTGTGGACCTGCTACACCTTGAATACCTTGGGGGCCTTGTGGGCCAACAGCACCATCTGCGCCATCTGCGCCATCAGATCCTGCCACACCCTGGATACCTTGAGCACCTTGTGGTCCTTGTGGACCTGCTACACCTTGAATACCTTGGGGGCCTTGGATAGAACCGCCATCAACCCAATCTGTTTCACCATAGATGAATAAAGAGTCATCTACTTGACTAAGTACGGCATCTCCTTGTGAAGGAGTAAATGTGGCAGCATTTGTTAGTGTAACCACACCACTACCACTTGGATCACTAGAAACTGAACCCTTAAATGTTACACCGGAACCAGCTACACCTTGAACACCTTGAACACCTTGAGATCCTTGAGATCCTTGCGCCCCTGCGTCTCCTTGAAGTCCCTGTGGACCTTGTGGTCCTGCAACACCTTGCGGTCCCTGTGGTCCAACATCACCTTGTGGCCCTACCTCACCTTGTGGCCCTTGAGACCCTTGAGACCCTTGAGGACCTACATCACCTTGTGGACCAACCGCACCGTCAGCGCCTGTGTCTCCTTGAGGACCTTGTGGTCCTTGGACACCCTGTAACCCTTGTGGCCCTTGTGGGCCAACAGCACCATCTGCGCCATCTGCTCCTGTATCTCCTACTAACCCTTGAGGACCGACAGCACCTGCTACTCCTTGAATACCTTGTGGCCCTTGTGGTCCTGTTGAACCGTCAGCACCATCTGCACCCGAAGGGCCTGTTAAACCCTGTGGGCCTGCGACTCCTTGTACCCCTTGTAGACCTTGTGAACCAACGTCTCCTTGAGCACCTTGTGGACCCTGTGGCCCTTGTGGACCAATAGAGCCATCAGCACCCGCTAATCCTTGTGGTCCTTGTGGTCCTGTAACAGCAGACACAAATGTACTAGAGGCTACTAAGGTGTCGGGAGAAACATCGTCAGTCGTTGCTAAAGTCTTAGTCTGAAGTCCTTGTGCAAACTGTATAGCATCTCCATTAACAGATATCTGACCGTCCCCTATATAAAGAGTGTTACCACTCATATATATGTCTCTAACTTTATTAGCCGCAGAACCAATGTCGTACTGACTGTCTAAACTAGGGATAAGATGGTTATCAGCTACTGACCAATTTACGGCTGTAAATCCATTGTTGCCGTCTGAAGTTTGTATTGCTCCTTGAGCCCCATCACTTGAACCCGCCAAAGGGTTTGCAGCTATGGTTACGCCGTTAGCGTTTGAAGTAATAGTTACGTTGTCTCCGGCATTTAAGAACTTATTAGCAAAGTCCCCATTACCGTCTCTAACAAGTACTTGGCCTGCTTGTGGACCCGCTAACACAACATCGTTAAGGTCGTTTAGACTTGATACTTCGCCACTACCAGGGACGCTACCATAAATGGTTTTGGGGGAATACCAAATAACAAGTTCTTCGTCCGACTCTAGCGCAATCTGTTGACTTACCCAATTAATAACGCTGCCTTCTAAAGTGAAGTCGTCTCCGTATTCTGCTTGTACACCATTTAGAGAGACTTGAAGAACAAAGTCACCGTCACGGTCTGTAGCCACCTCTCGACCAAGGTCAAAAGTATTAACGACTGGGTTAGCTACCAAGAATGTAACTTTCTCCCAAGTAGCCTCTACAGGTACAGAGATAGGATTCTCATAAACTTCAACATTTGTAATATTTGGATATACGTCAACTTTCATCGTGTAACCTCTCCCTCAATACGGCATCGACCTTTTATAAGTTTAGTTCTAACATTCTCTGGAGAAGTTACCTCTAAGTCGTAAACACAAACTGAGGGCGGTAAGTTCTGTGTCTGCTCATAACCAATTGTAAGATTAATAGCGCCTTGATTCTCGTATATTTGAATCTGATCAGAATCAGCGCTTGTTAGTTCTAAAAGAACAACACTTGCTCCGGTAGATGCTCTTATTTGCATCTTAGCAGTATAGTTGCTCATTGGTACAGGTTGATTGGCGCTGTTCTTCCAATACAAAGCTAGTTTGAAAGTACTGCCCTGCTCTATCGTCATATTATATATACCAGAGATCATTCTTCACCTCCAACACACATACTTAGAGCCTCGCCAAGGTTCTGCTCCATATTCATACGCTGAAGCATCCAACCCTCAGAAACAGTGTAGCTCCCATCAGGGTTCTGCACTATCTCAGACTTTTCAACAACTATGACAGGATCATGGTCGGTTGCGGGCCTTGGCTTTAAGCAACAACCGCTCAAGGCGATTATCATGACGCTTCCAAGCCACAGCAACTCCAATGCTGTCTTTCGCCCTGTGTAATTCTTTAATTGCATTAGGCTTCTCCTTATTCTGCGGAGTCTCCATTCTATCAGATAATGTCTTCAATAGAATAGGGATAAGTGCAGATAAAAGAGAACCTAACAAAGTAATCATACATCAAGACCCTTGTCACCGCTTGAACCGACTCCCTTTATAGAGCCAAGTTCCTCATCGATTAACGTGTCAAGTTCGTCTGAAGCTAGATTGGGGAACATACTTTGAATACGGGCATGTACCCAAACAGCCTTCTCAGCACCCCTTACAGAACGCTCTTCTATCTTAGCTTTACGGTGAGCCCACTCTTCAGCACCACTGATAGCCTTACGTACTGCCAGGCGCATAAGGATATGGTGCTCCTCGTTGAGTTGAATCTTATAACGCTTAGTAAGCAAAGAAACTCCGTAAGTAGCTAGAGCTGTCAAGATAGCCCCAAGTACGGGGATAACTTCCTTAATGATATGCTGTGCGATCTCTTCCATAATGAGACTCCTTATTTAGTACTAGGGATAGCGTAAGTGGTGACTTGTTGTCCATAATGCTTGTTGTTTAGATTGGCGTCTGTAGAACTAATGCGCTCAGAAGGTCGGTTGATCTCTAAAGTAGCAGTCAAGTGACAACCGGCAACTGGTGGGATATATGCAGTGTCCACTACACCCTGCGTGTCATACATTTTAGCACCGTAGTGACCTGTGTAAAGAACAAACACTAACTCATGATCTCCTGGTAAAGTTAGTTCATTAGCTGTAGGCATAGTCTGTTGTAGGTTAACAAAGTCAGTACTACCTGTAGGCTGAACAGCAGTGTTTAAGTCATAGTCGTCTGCGTCCGTATGAACCATACTTAACTCAGAGATCAAGTCGATCTCTATACCGCTATTAGTAGATAGGTTTTCTGTAGTCCTTAATGGGTTATCGTTTCCAAGGATAGCTGTGTTCATCATACTATCAAAGGGGTCTACAGCATAAGTATCACCCATAGAAGATGTTCTAACTTTTTCATCAGTGTAGTCATATCTGTTATTTGTAAGAGTCGCATCATGACTACCTCCAGTAGAATCGCTCACTAAAGGATATAGATGATCCAAGTGAGTCTTATTAGGGAAGGCGGCTGTCATGTTTGGGTGTGTAGACATTAAGTGTATAAACGGTTTCCTCTGCGCTTTATTAATCGAAGGGAAAACAGTCTTGGTCATCGACCCATCAGAACGATTATGGGCCATGATAACTTCTGTGAGACTCTTAGGTGCAGTAGAACTATTTTCAAAACCGCCGGGTCTTGTGTGCAGTACACGGAAAGAACAGTTCCAAAGTAACTTCTGCTGTAAACCCATACTGTTTATAGCGTTAAATAAGTTTAGTAGACTTGAACTCAAATAGTTATTACGCGCTAGTTGGAAAGAATCTCTGTAGGTATTACTAGCGTCATTTGGTGCAACACCACTATATGTCATAGGAATACCAAGAGTTAATGGACTTAAGAAACCCTTTCGATTACCTAGACCACCAAGTGCAGTACCCATATCGCCTACAAACAAAGTGTCTAGGGGGTTATCTGGGCCTATCGCAGGTACTTGGTTCCCTACAGAAGCCGAAGCAGGCATAGTAAACGTATAATCAGAACTTAATGTTAGGTCTTCTAACCCTGTATCAAACGAAGTACGGACAAGATCAATAATCCCTGCAACAGTGTTTGTATTAACAGAGGATCTTAAAACAGGTGTAGACCAAGAAGCATATTCTTTTTGGAAAGCAATTGGTAACTCTGCTGCGCCGCCTGCTTCTAACTCATAGTAGGTTTGCTTCTCATCATAAGGAAAATTGTCGTCCTCTAATGAAGATACGTCATTCCATTGTGTAAATAATGAGTCCGTCATGAGCGGATTAAAGCCTACTTTTAATTCACCAGTAGACCCTAATTCGTTAGTAGACCCTACCTGTTGTGCATAAACTCTACTCGCAGGTAGGAAAACGGGTCCAGGACTTAAAGGGTCACCATGTGTACCAATCGCAGGGAAAGTTATTTGATTATTTCTAACAGTTATAGAACCGGTATCTGCGCTATAAGTAGTCGTACCCGTGTCTGTAGAAGGATTAGTACCATGATACGGATAAGGCAAGATAGACGAACCGTCTTTAATCTTTACAGCAGTGGTTTCTCCACTAATATCAACGGTAAATCCTTCCTCAACATCATTCTCACTAGAAGTACCTAGTTCTACGGGGAAGTAATCCCCATCTAAACTATCACGTACCGTAGGTATTGATTGTAAGTTAGTCCCGTCTGTTTGTTCGGTAGTACCGAATATAGAAGGAACAAGAGCGGGTACAATCAAAGATCTACGACCAAACTTAGGGTAAACAGTTATATCGTAGTCTACATTGTTAGTGTTGGTATATGTGGTATTCGTACCATCGGGGTGTGGCGCTTTAATCTTGTGCATCATGGGGTGATACCAATGAACAAAAGGCTGTTTATAGTGTTCAAAAGGTAAGTTAAGTGGGTCTACATCACCAACTGACCTAGATTGATAATCCCCACCTTCTGATAAAGCGGGTGAGTTACTTTGGATCAGAGGCTGATCAGAACCATTAACTAGTTTTTGTGTATCACCAAGACCATGCGCTACCTTTAGTAGAGCTTCAATACCTTCGGCAAAAGACACCGAGTTCTCAAGAATCGAGTGTTGGTGCTTAGGCATAGTCATCCAATGCGCTAGACTCAAAGGTTCTACCTTCATAAACAAGTTCATAGAGTCTACAAGCAAGTTACGGGGTACACCTCTTACATCTACCTCACCTGGGTAAAAGTCACCTACATGATAACGCAACCGCATAGCAGTACAACGGTTACTCCATAAGTCATTGACTACACTTAAGTCACCATCATCACTTGTAAAGTTATCGGAACTAGATATACTCCCTGCGTCAAACCTATTCCAAGGTCCATAGTTCCTAGCAAGATCACGTTCTTGGTTCGCAAGTGCATCAAAACCCTTTACACCCCCATTACCTTTGTAAGCATTTTGCAATAAAGGTTTAACATCAAATCGGTCAACATTTGCGGGTATAAAATTGTGAGCCGTAAAGTTATTGTCGTTTAATGTGGGGTCCCCTAAGCCTATAAAGTCTCTAGCGGAAGCACTGTAAGAGTCTATAAATAAGTTACCATTAATATTTGATACTTGGTCTTGAGGTATCATGAAAGCAAGACTCGATGCCTTTTGGTTCCTAGCAGCACCAATATCAGAGTTAATTTGAGCAGGTGATTCACTAATAGTAAATAAGTCCATGCTCTTATGTGCAGTAGTCTTAATCGCCAACTTACGGAAGTTAATACCTTGTTGGAAGGCAGCGGCTTGCGCCATACCTTCTTCCCAACCACGAAGAGTAAGGTCACTACGATTAGTCGTAGGATCTACTAAGTTACCCTCTTCTGCTTTATATAAACTCCAACCTAAGTCAGCGTCATCAACATTTACAGTATGCGAAGCTCTACTACCCTTTTCTCGGAGAAGATAAGAAGATGATCCTGTAAGGAAAGAACCTGTACTCCCCGCAGAAATAGTAGAAGCGGATATGGGACTAATCATCTTGATCGCGCCAACGCCTGTACCTGATTGTGCCAAAGAAGCAGTAGTGTTTGCTAGAGTGAAGTCAATCGCAGAAGGAACACGCTCACCTGCTTTAGTAGACCCTTGGGCAGAACCAAGACCGCTCATACCTAAGAGCATTTGGTCTACCAATGCTAGGTGTGAACTAGTAGACGGGAACACCAATGGTGCTCCGGCGGTTGTTCCATAAATAATCCCGCCACGCAGACCATGTAGAGTACGACTCTTCATGTTGTCAGCACTCAAGTCAGCATGTGTATTGAAGATACGAGCAGGTGACTTGAAGGAAGCAGGAACCGCATTAACATCTCCTGCTACACGTTGGAAAGCACTACCTGTTGACAAGAAAGCGTGAACGATTGGGGCAGCAGTTGTGTCTGTCTGCGCCCCTGGTACGAAGTACTCACTTAGTGTTTCATTTGCAGGGTCGCTCGACTTACTCTCACTATTAAATACATTAAGGATAACAAAGTCGTTGAACTGACCATGAACCTTCAAGAACAAGCCTTTAAGGAAAGACCAAAACATGTTGTCAACTTTATGCTCGTTAGCATTAAAGAAGTGTGAAGGCGTTAACCCAAGGTCACCAAAAGGCGATTCTTGATCGCCTAAAAGAGTATCTGTCCTTGCACCTGTTGAGTCCGTTTGAGCCCAGAAAAGTGATTGCTCATAACTATTATGGAGAGAAGCTGTGGAGTCTGTTGAATCAAGTAAAACTTGATAGTCAACAAACTTATTATCAGTCAAAAGAGCAAAGATATGTTCAGTACCCAAACTAGCAGAAACACCTGCGTAACCTGGGTCATTGTCAATAGAAGAGTTGACCATTGCCACACGTATACACCAACGAAGTTGACTTCTATGTGTGGTTTCAAAACCAAGTGAACTTGATTGAATGTCGCTATCTTCTGTTGAAGAGATATCTTCTTCAAAAGTTTGTATGTAAGTTACAAGTTTCGGAAGTCCTAAAAGTCCTTCACTTTTACTCGCATCTTGGGTATTTGCCGCATTGTATAAGTTTCGATATGCACTAAGGGTATTTGGGGGCAATACAACGTATTCACTACCTACGTCTGGCGCAGAATTTAGAGGGTTGCTTGCAAAGTTCAATACCGTAGAAGCAATAGCTTCAATATCACGCTCTTCGCCGGCTAGATTGCCCGTTATAAATCTAATGCGACAAGCGCCCTCTCGCAAACGAACGACATGGTTATTAGTCGCTCTAGTTTCATCTGACTTAGAAGTAGACGATACGTTAGAGTAACTAGGCGTTATAGCCTCTAGGTAGTTGTACTCAGTAAGAATATGGTTACTGTTAAAGGATTTTTCTTGGTCAGACACCTTAGTAGTTGTTGAATTTGCCCCAACAACACCCCTTAAAATGTAGTTCGCATAAGGTCTATCCTTAGCGTCTGTGGCTGTTTGATCAACGATCTTACCATAGTCAAATATAACACTTGGAGACAAAGCGTCGGCACTTCTGTAAGAAGAAGTATCTAATACGCCCTTTCTAGTGTCTAGGTGACCAAGTGTCACCGCAAAGTTATCCTTGTTACGGTCAGAAGTAGGTGTCACAGAACTAACTGCGGTCATCGCCCAATCTCGGTAATCGAGTTGGCTTGGACCATACCCCATCTTCTCAATCAACGCTGAGTTAGCTTGAGCTTGTAGCGCAGCACTCATGTCATTAAGATCTACGTCAAGGATAGGCTTACCCTGTTGGAATACTACCTTGTTATACTGCTTTGTCTTATCGAACTCATGGCTCGGATTACTAAGATTTGGTGTCGATGCCATTATTAACTCCTGTTGATTGAGAACTGAATATCTATGACGCGCTCAATAACAAGCGTAGCGTCTTTTTGGATTAGTGGGTGTGTGATCCAGTTGAACATAACTCCGGTATCAAAACCTGCACTTGCGTCACCGCCAAAGAGTCCAAATTCCCTTAGATCTCCATTAGCATCGTTCGCCCCTAGTAGCCTTGTTAGTCTGAATCTTGGGCTCAGTGATTGAGGAGATAGTAACACGCCACTATTATCTAAGAACTCAAACTCGTCTGCGGTAACTGCAAAACGAGTGAACTCTGTAGTAAGGGAAGTTTGCGTGACAGGTTTTGATACGTTATTAGGATCAGCGTCCCAAGAAGAATCACCTGACCCTATAGCTAGGTAACGAATCGGCGCAAAGTTGTTGAAAAGTCCAGAGGTAGTGTCCTCGACACCTATGATTGAACCTGTAACTTGGTGAAGAGCAGAGTCTTGTATTTGATTAAAAGACCACCCCCGCTCTTCTGTTCGCTTATAGCCTGTGTGAGACTGCCATGTCAGTGTGTCCTTAAACTTCCCTACCATGATTAACTTCATATTATATCCCTTGGTTCAGCGCGTTGTGGAAGATTCGACCTACGTTACCAACGACAGAAGAACTCCATGTGACATTCGTCGCAGACTCTAAAGCGTCAGCGTGTGGGTAAGTATATAGTACACCTGTCTCAGTTTCATCTGAAATTGACTCTGTAATAAGTAACTCACCTGACTCATCGACCCCTCTGATATTCTCATCAGAGAATGAGTCAAGTCCGTTTAGTGTTAAAGTGTCGTTGTATATATCAGCAACTTGTACTTTGAAATTAGCATAGTGGATCGCTAAGTAGTCTAACAAGCGGTCAATCTTCTCTTGCGCTAAGTTACGAAGTAGAGGTGACCCCTCACTAAGAGGAGAAGTTAACTGAACAAGAACACCAAACATATTAAGCCAAGTTGAACTGTCGTGTATCACTCTAAAGGGATTGTTTGGTGAACCAGGGAAGTAGTTATGGTTGGAGTTGGATAAGTCAGGTGTACCATTAAAAGGTGAAGCGTTCACTTGGTCTGCCCAAACACCATCAGTAGCCTCGACCCAATCAGTAGGCGGAGTGTTAGCGTCAAGCGCATCTTCCGGTGTGGCTGTAGTCACAATGTGGTTATAACCCTCATGTAGTTCTACATTCCACCCCGTGATTCTTTGTAAGACAAGCTCAAAGGCGTTATTAGTCCCCTTAACTTTCCAAACATTCAGCGCGTCTTCAGTCTCAAACCGTCGCCTACCTTCTCTTAACTCAAAGTTTGTAGGCCAACCTAGTAGGTTATCTATATAAGGTATAAACGCGGCATCTACATCGTTCGGCTTGAACCGCTTGTCGCTAAACTGATCTAAGCGTTCTTTAATTTCGTCAAGCGGCTTGCCTAGTATTTGGCATAAACGATAAAGAGTGTCTTCTCCCTCAGACTTATCTTTGGTCCGTATCCCACTAGGAAAGTAGTCAAACATCTGCTGCCCAAAGGCAGACAAACCAGAGTCTAGCGCAAATCCTCGGTCGTGACTGTTGATAGGCGAGAACAACCAAATAGTAGCGCCATTACCATCCGTAGCCTCATAGAATACTGTGTAGTACCAAATGATACGAGAAGAAGTAACCTGTTCATCAATGAACATGAAATATTCGTCACGGTCTAATGTGTTAAGTACATTAGAATAATCCTCATCTACTACCAGGGAGGCTAAAGAATCTAAGTAGCCTCTAGGGAACTCTTTCGGCTTCTTAAGAATCTTTACTCGACCGGTTAACGTATAACCTTGAGGATCAATGGGCATTGAATAAGAGACTCGTATGTGATCAGAGCTTGTTACTATCTGAGGAAAATCTTCGTTAGGAGCAGACCCCGAAGTAAGTCCACTAATCTCTACCTTTAGAGGGGATCTGTACCCAAGGTTAGGTACAGATTTAGTTCCTTCTCCTATTTCTCTTACAAAGGAAAACTGCCAACTTTCATGGGTAGCCATTAGATACCCCCAGTAAATGTTAATACAAATTGTTCTTGAGAGATTCGACCATCGTTTTGAATAGGCGCAACGATGATCTCATAGTCTTCTGCTTCAATATTCCCTAGATAATCGTCCACAGAGAAGACCCATCTGTCTTGTGCGTTTGGAGGTACAGGGCCTATGTCGATAATGATTTTAAACTGATCAAGTCTTGCCGCTTCGTTTTGATCAGTAATGTCATTGTAAAGGGAGATAAGGAAAGATTGCGCTGCACTAAAGGTTCGACTATTACCGCTTTCATCAACGATAAGTAAGTCATTTATTCTCAGTTGGTATTCTGAAGCGTTTAGCCACTCAACATAATATTTGTTCTTAACCGTTTGCTCATTAAGTTCTGTTATAGAAAGATTAGATCCATCAAAAGCAGACTCGTTGCCAGAGACAAAACGAATACTTGGCAGTCGATGGCTTGAAACTACATCGACATAATCGACCCCTCTTGTATTCTCTATCGCCTGCATTATTGCGGATAAAGGAACACTCTCGCCAAAGTCGCTTGTGATCTCATTAAATAAAGACTGTAGACTCAAGTCTACGTCAAACTCTACAGTCTGCCTTAATAAGTTTGGGTATACAAAGACGGTCGCTTCAAAGTATGGGTTTACTGCGGTAGGTGCTAAGATATTTAACTTAGTAGGGACCGGTTTCTTTTGGCTTAACCAACGACCCACAGAACCGATAAGTCCATAACCATTTTGTAAAGAAGGGAACCAACGACCCGATGGGACGGGGTTATCGCCTTCAGTGGCAATATAAACATCAACAGTAAGAGGCGAATCGCCCTCAACTGCCCTAGCACTTCTAATCGCCCCCCCAGGAGTTAATCTTGCCATTGTTTCAAAGTCTTCTAGCGTAACACACCTATCTAAAGCCCTTATAGATAGAGGTCCATTTCTTTTCGCAGTCAATAAGTCTTCTGGATCTGAACCACCTGAAGGTTGGCTAACATTATAAACCGACACTAGACCTTCTATTGTATCAAACTTATCTATACTACCAACCCCAGCTCGGTTGGTAACTTGCCCACCATCAATGCGATAAGAAGCTATAATAGTACCGTTATTGGTAGGAACAAAACCGTTAACTCCATCACCAAATGTGATGATGACTTCTTCAGTAGAGAGGAACTTATAAGTGAAAATAAGGTCATTAGGGTCTGCTCCAATAAAAGAAGTGCGAGCTTCATAAACGTCCCCGTTTACTGTTACGCTAATATTCGCCAAACCATCGGCACTTAAACAAACAGGAGATTTACTTAGTAAGAAAGTTTGGTTTTGTGTACCATCACTAACGCCAACGCCCTCAACTACTTGTCGACCTGCAACGAAGATAAGACTATCATTTGTTACCGAGTTTTCATTGAAGATACGGCTAACTTTTGATTGCTCGTATGAAACACAATAAAGACCCGCTAAAGGTAAGTTAACAGCTTCTGTTAACTGATACTGAAGCGCTGAAGTTTGTGCGTTTGCTTGAGTCCTAACCGTAAAACCTTTGGGAAGTGTTACGTTGTCTTGGTCTGTTCTCACTACCATTCCGACAGTAGCAGGACTCGCAGGAGACAACTCATAACCGATTAGCCGTAATATATCTACGACCGATTCTCTTGTTTGAGCACTGGCTAGATATGACTCGTTCTGCACCCTATCTATTTGATAAGACAGAATGTCTGAGACGTAAGCCATTGCCTCTACAAGAGTCACCCCAATATCTCCAGGTTCTCTATCTGTCCATTCCGGTGTTAGACGATTAGCAAGTGTCAGCATTTCAGCGCGAATTGCATCAAAATCTCTTGCAGTATAATCAATCTGTATTGGGAGTCCACCCAAGGAAGTTGTTTGGTTTCTAACAGGCATAACGAACTCCTATACGAAGAAACTTAAGTCTTCATACTCAGTAGAATTATCTAGTTTAAATGTTAAAGAGATGAGTAGCTTCCCATCTATACTAGGTTGGTCAATTTTAATATCTAAAATGACGATACGGCTTTCTCCCGCTTCAATCCCAAGCCTCATTTCATGCTTTAAGATTGAGCGTTCTTGATCCGTAAGATTTCTCATCAGATATTGATAACCCATAGCTCCGATACCAGGGTTCATTACTCTTTCATTCAAAGCTGTTAACACAATCGCTTTGATATTTTCTTTGATTTTATCGATACCCGTTGTTGTAGACAAAGAGCCTCTAGGAGAGAACTTTATAGGAAAAGATAGTCCTTTTAACTTCGACATTAGTTGCCCCCCTGTACAGACCTAGATAGAGACCGGCCTGTTTGTGTTAGCCTATCTCCTCTTTGATCGAATGAATCTTGTGTCTCTTGTGGGCTATAAAGTAAGTTTAATAGCCTAAGGATCTTTCTTGCCTCTTCTGTTTCTGACGAAGGGCTTGGCGTTTGTAGATGAAGCAATAACGCGCCGCTAAATAAACTTTGTTCCCCAATTTCTCGGTTCAAAACATTAGGAAGACCTCTACTCTTACTTTGCGTATTTATCTCTTCTATGAAGGTAGACCTTGGGTACTCTGGGTGAAGAGGTGCATTAATAATTCCCTTCGCAAAATCCTCATCTTTACCTACTCCACTACATACAAAGACTGTGTTTGCGTCACCTAGAGCTAGCAAAGCAGCTAAAGAGTTGATTGCTGTTAATATTTTGTTCGCCAAGGTATTAACCGTTGAAATTCTTCTTTGCGCTAGGTCAATAATCTGACTCACCTTATCTAGTGAAGTTCGTCCTTTTTCAATTTGCTGGACTAAGCTATTAAGACTTCTCACGATTTGCCCTACAAATAAAAACTCAGTTAAGTCAATCTTGTAACTAAAGTCGGGAGCCATACCGGAAGTCCCTTTGACAAGATATTTTTTCCGTGGGAAGGCTTCGTCTACTCTGTTCCACCTACTTGCAAAACTATCGCCCCCATCGTCAAAAGAAGCAATACCCTTAAACTGTTTGGTGATGTTATCAAACGTCAACATAAGTTGTTCTAAGTTAGGCGCACTAAACAAGGCTACAACCGCAATACCAAAGTTTTCGCTCACCGTTATGGGCCTATTACTATCCTGTTCGTCTAAGTATGCCATGCCCACATCATACAGGACTTCGCTTGGGGTACGCCTAGATTTGTACGTTTGAGGGAAGTGAAAAAGTGGACTAATTGAAGCACCTGTAAAAAGGTCTATTACTGATTCTAAGGTCTGCTTTATCAGCAAAGCTAGTGCTTGGAAAGTATCAATGGCAACACCCAAAGATAAAGCGATTATATCAGTAAGTGTGGCTATTAGGTCTACGACCAACGAAAGAGCAGACACAAAAGCGCTTAATCCTTCTAGCGCGTCTTCAACAAAGTCTAAACCTAAGTTCTCTAAGATATCTTGAGCGCTTAAACCTAAACCGAAACTATATTCAAACCCCTCCGGCGAATCTTTTAGAAACTCCTCAAAATTCTTACTTCTTATTAAGCCTCGTTGCTGCGCTGATATTTTGTTTACCATGATTTAGCCTTGTCATATGTGTCTTAACTAGGGCTAAACAGGAGCTTAACTCCTTTTTGGCGCTTGCCCAAACCATAAATTCTAAAGTGTCTGATAAGGTTGATTTTACTATTGAAGTGTCTCCTCGTCCACTGTTGACTATATCATTAATTGTCTGCCAACGCTCTAACAAGTCGTTAGCGTATAGTTCTGCACTAACTCCCCTAGCCTCCCAAGGGCTAACTAAAGAGTCATTAAGTTTATCTAGGTTTAACTCGTCCATAAGTCCTCATAGTTGTTGAAAAGTATCAACTTAGTGTGCCCACCCCTGTACCTGTGCCTGTAGCAGTACCCACAATAGGTGCAGGGTTTGTTTGGGCGGCTGCTGTTCCTATAACATTAACAGTACCTGTGGGGTTAGTAGTAGTGGAGGTGGTGTTCACATTTGTGTTTACCGTCGCGGTCAATATCCAAGTATGAATCGCCTGGGCATATTGAGTAGCTCTTAGATTTATAGAGTCTAAGACAGCTTGAGGAATCACAGGCGGAATAACATCAGAATCTCTATACTTACTATTTATCAGATCTATATCAACTTGCGCTAAAGCGGTTGCTAACTGTGCGGGGTTTAATGCCATGTCTTATGCCTTACTGAGATAAACACACTCTGAGAGTATGAGTGGTTGGTTTGGGGTAGGGGTTAGGAACGTAGCTCTTGCGCCATTGAGAGCGAGTTGAGCCGCTATAGAAGCAGCACCCAAGATAGGATTAGGGCCGCCAAAGCCTGGTGTAACACCACCTGTATTAGTCGCTAAGAAGAAACCGTCCAAAGCGCCTAAGACCGCTTCCATAAACAACTGCATCTGAGTACCCATGACAGCAGGTTCTTTTAGTAAAGGTAAGCCACCAACACCAAGTTGGGGAACGGAAGTATTTCCTATAAACACTTCGCCGCCCAACGGCGCAAGTAGACCCCCTCTAGCTATCATGCCATAACTAACTGTATTCGTTACATCTGAACTTGAAATACTCACGTTACCGTTTAATCCCGAGATAGATAAACTATCTGTAACAAATGGTAATCCTGTAGGCAAAGTTACAGCATTAGAACAACTAAAGACACCTTTACCCGCAGTAAGGAGATCGAGATCGCCAAAAGCGTTAAAGGAAATATCGCCTCCAGATAACAACTCAAACAAGTTTGTTGATTCTGCTTTTACGGTACCCGCCTGTACACTTAAGTCTCCAAAAAACTCACTACTTAAGCTATCTGCACTAAAAGATGAAGAACCTTGGACAGTCTTTGTTTCAGAACCTAGTACACTGCTACTCGCATCACCTTCTATCGTTTGAGTACGATTACCACCCACTACTTCTAGTTTAGAATCAGATATAAACTCTCTCCTATGCGTACCTCTTGTTAGGACACTCCCTTCGGTGACTATATTGATAGAACCATCGGGCAACATCTCTATGTGAGCACCATTAGAATGGTGTATATGTATTCTTTGTCCGCCCTCAGTATCGTCAAACTCTAACTTATGACCTGTCTTGGTTTGGAAAATAGTTACCTCGCCATAGTCACCTTCAAAAGAAGAAGCAGGTACGCCATATCTACCTTTAAGACCACCTAAGTCTGAACCGTCTAAGTCTCCCCTAGCATGAGCGGGAGCAGCGCTTAAAACTTCTTGGTATTCGTTACTGTTTTCAATAGGAGAACCATCGCTAGAATGACCGCCCGTCGTAAGGTCAAAGAACCCCCCAGAGTAAATAGGGTATTCAGCCAATCCTTCTTCACACTCAATCCAAACTAAAGATCCAATAGGAGGTACTGAAAAGAAACCACAATCCCTACCGCCATAAAAGGGGAAACAAGGCATAACCCAAGGTGAATTACTTACACCGTAAAGTTCGGTGTTCTCAACCTTTATACGGCCCCTACGTTCAGGATCCTGGTTCTCTATAACTCTAGCTCTTCTCTTACCATAGAAACGGTTAAAGTATCTTTGTTCATATTCAACTAAATCTATCATGTTGCCTCCGGTATGTTTGAAAAGCGTTCAATAGTATTGTTATTAGCTTTTTGTATTTCTAATTTTTTTTGCTTTTCTTTAGCCTTATTTTGGGCATCTAACCTATTCTTTTCACGTAGATCAACATCGATAACTATCGTTTTATCAGTAGCATTCTTTACGTCTACACTCTCTCCTGACTTTGCGCTACGAGTCCCTCCCTTTTCTTTCTTCTTAGAATCTTTTCGCCTAATCGTTTTACCGTAACTGTTTACAGCCTTTTTAGATGCTTTACGACATTCTATTTCAGTATGAAAACCATCCGTACCTATATTGTGCTCTTCTGAAAACACATAGTAGAAACCATTAAGACTCTTGTGAATATCCACTATCTCAATAATCCGACCAACACGCATAGTCCAGTCTCCGGCTTTTAATCGAATACGAACCTTAGTTGTTTTAAGCCTACGGGCTCTACGAGGAGCACCACTTTGTTGAGCTATTGGCTTAAAAGGAGGTGCAGGTGTACTAGCGTCAGGACTTGCACTTTCCGAAGAACCCTTGCCCCCGTCATCATCTTCTTTTGCATTACTAGGATCAGTCCGCACTTTAACTTGAGTCTTCTCCTCTAGTTGATAGAGGAGTGTACTGCCTAGCGATTTTTTACTTACTCGAAAGTCCTCTCCCTTAGCTTGGGCTTCTTTTTTAAGTTCGGCTACTTGTTCTTCAAAGGCGGTAACTTTACTACTAGTAAGTAAACCTGTATTATTCTTATTAGATGCGTAGTGTTGAGCGTCAATGTACGTTTGTTTACCCGCCACACTCACCCACTTGTCCTCTAACTCATCACCTTCTTCTGTATCGCCCCCTTTAGGTGTCGCTTCAATGATGGTAGTTTCAAAGACCATTTCATCTGTTTCTGGTTTTACGTCTTCTTGAATATTTACACTAGAGTCTACATTACGTTTATAAACAGTAACCTCAAGAAGACCGTCATCATTTATTACGTTATTTGTCGAAACAAATAGTTTATTTTGTTCACTTTGTGAAAGTAAGAATAGATATTCTGTATTAGTTACACTTCGTCGCTCTAAAGTTAACTCTGTGGGAAGACTTATGTTTCTTACAATCAGATAGTCTCCGTAGTCTCTGTTGGTAGATTGTTCTACAAAATAAACTTTATAACCATCACTAGGGGGGAACCGTCCATTTTCTAAAGACTTTAGCCCCACTAGTGAGTCAAAGTCTCCATTATCGTTTAAAGATTTTTTATTATAGTCTGTAAGGTTACCCACTTCAAACCGCTTCTCTTCGCCATTAAGCGTGTATTTAATAACACCTGCTTGAACATATTGGGCAGTACCCGCCTTACGGTTTATAATAGCAGTTCCACTAGGCTTCTGACTTAAAGGTTTAGATTTCCGTATCCCCGTCCCCTTTTTCTTAGGGTATTTGGTCTCTACATCTATTGAAGCAATATTAGACGTAGGGTAACCATAGGTCATCTTGTAAGGCTTAGTACCTCTCTTAATCATCTCATATTTAAAGGGTGTTGTAAGCCTCATTTCATTGTCTATGGGATCTAAATATAACTCAACGTCTGCCTTTGTAGCTTCTAAGTATGCGCCAATTGCTAGTGTATTTGCTCCTGAAAACAAAACAGTATTCTCTTGCTTAAGAAGTTGTTCATACTCTTCGTCAAGCAGTCCTCTATAGTTAACTTTCATGTCAACAAGACCTGCTATCTGATCAAAAGTGGTCTTTCCATAAGAAGCAGAGAATACGTCTGAAGTAATCGTAGCACTTAAACGAGATCCTATTCGACCTTTGACCGTCAAGAGAGCAGTGCCGTTTTCAAATTTAACCTGTCGATCAATCACCCTAAAACTAGACCATTCAGTATGGTTACTTACATAACCCCACTTTACACTAAAAGATTCACCCAACTTGAAGTAATCTATAATCTTTCCAGGGTCACGCTTTCTTATAGTGTCACCCACCACCATTGTAGTACTTATTTGTCGAAACTCCGGTATATACATTTCAAATTCTACCGTAGGGAACTTACCGTAGGTATTTGTCAAGTTTATCGACTTAATGTTCTTTCTTAGAGGGTTAACAAAGTCAAGCTCGGGTGAGATAGGTCTTTTCTTTGGTCTTATCCAAAAGTAGGGAGTCAGTTCTGTGTGACCTATAAGTGAGTGAAAGGGTAAGTCAACCGAGTTATCTCCAAGTTCTTGGACTTGAGCACTCACTTTACGAGGAGTATATTTAGGATTTGCTGTACTGTTACTTAGTAACTCTCTAGGTTCTTGGACGATCGCAACGTTATCTTTTGACAGAGCATCTCTGTCTACCCCCTCTTGACGCTTTTCAGCCGGTTTCCTTAGATTAGGCCCTGCCATAATAACCTCCTAGTAAGCGTTCACTTCTGTGTTAGGAGGGATAATGACAATGTCACCCTCTTTGATAGTGTTTGCGGTTAATAAAGGATTATAGTCAGCTATAAACCACCAAAATCGAGCGTCTCCGTAATAATGAAGCGCCAACTTATGTAGTGTCTCGCCCTGTTTGACTTTATGGTTGATTAAAACTAGTTCAGATTCGTAAGAAGTAGGTCTTAACAAAGTTGTGAGTACTTCTTTCTTTGGTAGAGAAGTTGCGCTTCTAAAGTGTTCTTCGTACTCGTAGTAAACAACAAATCCGTATTCTTTATATCGACTTTTTCTTGTAGTTAAACTCATCCCCTACCACCTGTCATATCTGTTAGGAAAGAAGTGTCTTCTGCAAAACTAGAACTTACAATGGTAAACTCCATAGCAGCCGTCATATTGATAGGCACTAAAGTAGTCTTGTGGTATTCAACCGTAGATATATCTAACGAGTTCACTACACCGGTAAAAACCCCATAACCACCTAAGTATAGTTTGTACTTATGTGGTTGAGCTTGCTCGTAGTAAGTAAGCCTAGATAATTTTCTGGGAAGCATAATACTTCTTAGTTTGGTCAGCTCTTCAGATAGACCTATATCGTTAATACGACGGTCAGCATGAAAGAACAGATTAAAACTTAAGGTGGTGGGTTCTATCATCCCAAACTGTGCAAGCGGTAATACTTGACCTTGAGCCTCTGAGAAGTTGTATTTCACTGCTCTCGTCTCTTGTATCTTTGTAGGATTAAACTGGAAGTTTAAAGATATAGGAGTAGATACACCCACCGCAAGAATAGACTGAATAAATCCCTTTGTATTACGGCCTTTTATTGACTTTGCAATCATTTCTTCTCTCCTTAATAATCGAATGCGAATGAATCTGCACTCTGTACTGCGTCTTTTGTTTTCTTTAGAACGAGTTTTGCGACTTCTCTAGGATTATCAGATTCTTCTATATTAATCTTTTGGTTAATATTAATGGTTTGTTGTCTGGTATTAGGAGGTCCAACAAACTCATTAGCCCCTGAGAAACCTTGGGCGGTTGTATTTACCATAGGAGTTGTACTAGGGCTAAGGGGAGTGCTACCAGGTGCCGTAAAGCTAGCCATAGCCTGTGTAGGTATACTAGTATTACTGACTGTCGCACTAGCCATAGGCGCTACTGCGTTAGCCATACCCGCAGTAGCACCCGATCCGCCCTTAGTTTTCTGTGTTTCTTCATCATCACTAAACGCATAATAGAGTGCTGCACCAATTCCTGCAATTGCCGCAAGCGCAAGATAAACAGGCCAAAAAGCCGCAAGCATTGTTAAACCTGTTGTAATAGAAAAACTCTTCAATAAAACAAAAAATCCTGAGATAGCAGGCCATAATCCGATGAGTAGGCTTAAGGCCATACCTACTTGCATGATACCGTTACCCATAGACTCATAACCAGGGCCTGCCATAGAAACAAGCATACCAATAGAGGCTAAACTACCTCCGAAGGCGGCCGCTTTACCAGCCGCCTTACCTAAGCTACCTGCCATAGTCGCAAGTTTACCTTTTGAGGCGGTTGTTCTCTCATTTAATATAGCAACTTGATCACCTAATTTTTTAGTTTGCCCCGTAGCTGCTGTATACTTAAGATTCAGTTTATCTAAGGCAGTCGCCTTTTGGTGTAGTGCAGTTTTATGAGTATTTAGATAACTTGTTGAGCGCTTAACATTGTTATTCCACTTACCAATCCCTGTTCCTGCACTTACAAACATATTCTTTAAGCCACCTAATACTCCAACTAGTATTTTAAGTGACTTGAACATCATAAAGCCTGTAAACACAGTACCAATAAAGTAGCCTAAAACCTTCAAAGACTCGGTTAAAAACCCAGTCTCTGTTGTTGTATAACCTAAGAAGTCGGATAACTTCTTGAAGACAAAGAATATACCTTTGAAAGCCTGGCCTAGAACAAAAAATATAGTCTTAATTCCACCCATAACCGGCTTAATAGCTGATTCAAACACAATGTACAAAGCGTTACCTAGTGATCTTAATACATCTACAAGTCCAGCAAGTGACTTAGCAATCGAAGAATCCCCAAGGGCTCGTAAACCTTTTTCTCCCGAATCACCTAGTGCCTTTTGTAGCGGCCCTAGTTGACTATTAACAGTTTTAAGGTTTGTTTCTAATTCTTTATATTTATCAGTACCTGGTGTGGCATTCTCCAATGCAACCCTAAGACCTTGTGACTTTTCTGTGAGACTAACAAAGTCCTCACGCAATTTTCTTACAGACTTATTTTGATAGTCTTTATGGAAGGCCAAATTAATAAACCCACCTAAAGCCTTTGCTGACTGTGTCACCGTATTTAGAACGTCAGAGAAACCCTTACCTATACCTACTTGCGCTCCAGAGATGTAACGCATTGTAGAAACAACTAATAAACCTAATAAGAAGAAACCGCCGGCAAGTTGTCTTACAACCAATAAAGTAGGACTTAAGAACGCTGTATGGAACGCTCTCATTGTTCCACCAAGACTCCTCGTTGACCTACCTGTTAAGTCTTGAGCGTGTTTAAGACCCATACTAAACGTCGCAGAAGCGACAAGCATAAAGCCCATATTAGTACCAAACCCAGTCAGTAACTGCATCATTCGACCCATAAAACCAAGACTTGTTGCTAACCCTTCGTTGTTATTCATTAAAGTAGTTGAAGCTACTATCATCTCTTTATAGGTCTCAACACCCGCCTGGGCATAAGCGTCATGCTTAAAGATTGAATTAGATAAAGCGTCTTGCGCTCCCGTAAGAACTTTCATCTTGTAAGAAAGAGTCTTCTGAGCTTCCGCTTCTGCGTTCTCTAAATCCCTAAGGTCTTTTGCTAACTCTTTACTTACGGATCTAAAGGCTTGCCCCGCTTCAGCCGCTGTATAGAAAACTTTTGCTCCTTGCTCGTTTACATTTTTCAATACTTTTGTAGACTTCTGTGCAATTGCATTTAATACGAATACAGCCGCGTCTTGACCCATTGCAGCCTTGATAAAATCATCAGCCTTCTTTTTACCTTTACCGGCTACTAACTTAGCATATTCCCCAGTAAGAGTATCTAAGGTTTGACCTAAGTCAAGCCTCTGAACTTTACCGTCGTTCACCTTACCTAACTTTGACTGTAACATTAAGTCTAAGGCTTCGTCTTTGGTGATAGAGTTCCTTCTGAAGAGAGCTTGCATGGGTTTTCTAAGGTCTGCGTTAGGGTCGATACCAAACATTAATAGTAAAGCGGACCTCTTTTGAGAGAACCTACCCTTACCATCTTTGCCCAAAAATGTTCTTAGTTCATTCTTCATTAAAGCAGAACCAAGACCGGACAAAGACTTAGAGAATTGGTCTACCTTTTGCCCCGCTTCAGCGTGACCTAAACCCGTTTCACGAACAATAGAGGCTAAAGCCATTAACTGTGACTCTCTCGTCTCCCCACTTTCTTTAGCAGGTTTAGCAAACTTACTAAATCCTGCTCTGAGTGATCCTAGTGTATGTTGAAGGTCTTTAAAACCAATCTTTGTCTTTTGAGTAGTCCTCAGAAGCATATTTAAGTTGCCTCTAACATCTTCTACTTTGCCACCTAAAGTACCTATTGTTAAAGTCGCAATATCAACAGCTTCTGCTAAACCAAGTTGCCCCGCAGATGCAGTAGTCAACTGCAATACAGGTCTGAGCATACTCATTGCTTCTTCAGCAGAACGACCACTTTGGATAAGAGAAGTAAAAGCGTTAGCTACTTGCTTCTTACTATACTCAGTAGTAGCAGCTACTCTATCTATTACGCCTTCAAACTTATCGTAACTTGTTGCTAAACCTTCAAGTCCTTCTTTTTCTGTAGCAGTTCTAGCCTCAAGGTTAGTTAAACCCATCGTAATTCTAAGTTGAGTCATTGCGTCTTCAGCGTCAGTGAATCGCTTCGTCATATTCTCAAACACGTTGTTAATCTTAACATTCATATTCAAGAGATATGTAGATAACTGAACAAGACCCGCTTGCATATTAGCGATACCCTGGTCACTTAACTTACGCATCGAGTTTTTATTTTTCTTTTGACTCTTTGTTGTTCGTCGGAGCGCTTTAGCGTACTTATCAAAAGACTTCTCTACCCCTTGGATAGAACTAACAATCTGCTGAGTACCCGTGATCTGGAGCTTGATCACCTGACTTAATTGTGTATCAGCCATACCTACCTCCTACGAGAAGCCTCACGCTCTTTGTCTGTAATTTCTTCGTATAACTCTAAGTATATTGCCCTCTGTCGAGAAGGTAAGCTAAGTATATCATATCTGTTCCAACGCCATCGCTCTGCTACTGCAACTACTGTTCTTATTAACGCCTTTTCCGAAGTTTGCGCCCACTCATCCCAGGCTTTGATTCCTTTTGGGTCTGTTGTTGACCCAAATTGGAAAAACCCACGGTGTTGACCTCTACCTCAAATTCGTTGCCACAATTAGGACAGTCAATGTCTACCTTATTATCTACGCCAACTGCGTTCTCTAAGATAGCTTGAGCAAAAGCATTTCGATCTCGGACGCTTAACTTACGAACGTCATCCGGCATAGGTAAAGTCTCAAGACCTTCTACTTCTTTAAGACCTAAAGCGATAAGATTTGTCCCCGCCTCATTTTGAGGCATAGACGCAATACGCTCTTGTCCCAAGCCTTTAGGAAACTGCCAAACTACATCCTTGTGATATTTACTTGTGGTCTTGCTATAGAAGCCACGGGGTAACTCAATCTTTAACTCAACAGGAACGTCATCTTCCCATTCATAAACATCAAGCTCACGAACATCTATCATTCTTTCACAACTAGAACCACATGCAGGACATTCAGGTGTTAATAACACCTCTGGGTTCCCACTAAGTGCTCTAATACATAAGACCAAGAAGTCTCGGTCTGCTACAAACATATTGCGAACAATACGATCATCTATTAGGGACAAAGGGTCACGCTTTGTTTCTATAACACCTGTAATAGACTGTATACACCGTCTTAGGAGAAGCGTGATTGCCTTTGCCCCATTGTTACGCACTTTGCGAGAAGACAAGTTTTCTTCGTCGATACCTGTCATCTCGTCCAAAGTAACTTCTCGATAACGTACCCCATCAACTTCGACACCGATAGGGAGAATAACTTTATTGTTGTCAGTAATCATGACTAACCTTTGTTTTATAAGTTGTTGAAAACTATTTTATAGTATGTATGTCTTATGCGTCTTGCTCTAAGAGGTCTTCCTCTTTAATACCGTGGTGCTGAAGCACTAGAGATGAGATAACGACATCGTTAGATGTAGCGTCAAAGTCACCAATAGTGTATTCGCTAGGCCAAGCGTCGAGAAGAGTATACTTCTTTACAGCACGACCTTGTTTGTCATGTAGTTGAACTACTACGTCACAACGATAACTATTTGCGCCAACGTCCGGTGTAGGACTAGAAGCAGGAATCTCCCCATTTGCTTGAGTCCCATCACACACTAGTTTCATCCAGGCGTTAAAGTCATCGTCATAAGAGATACCTCGCTCAAGAGTGATGGTATCATAGGTCATCATACCTGCTATCTTCTCCATACGGTCAGGCATATTACCTTCACGATATTCTACTACTTCTACAGCAGACTTCATACCAGTCACCTTTTGGAAGGCGGCTCTCGTAAGAGAGAACGGACCACCACTTAGTGTTACTGAGAACTTAAAGCCTCTATATACGTCTTTTGATAAAATCGCCATTGTCTAAACTCCTTAGTTAGATTGAATCTGGCTGAAGCGGAAGATAACAAATTCCGCAGGGCGAAGTAAGGCAATACCTATCTCACCCACCAAGATACCCTGGCGGATATTTTCAGCCGTGTTTGTCTCAGAATTAATCTTGACGAAGAACGCTTCATTTAGATTATTACCTGCAAGTTCACCTAAGTTAAACCTGAGCGTAAGGAAAGAAGTAATCTCATCTGTAAGCTCTGACCATAGTTGTGGGCCATTGTTACGGAAGAGTCGTTGCTCTCCAATAGACTTTACGTTCTTCTCGATAAAAGTCATCATTCGACGTACATTGATGTAGCGGAAGTCAAGGGTACTGCTAAGTGTTCTTGACCCCAAGACAAGTGCGCTTGGTAAAGCACCTTCAGCACGATCAACAACACGGATACAGTTAACACCAATCACGTTAAGATCACCATGCTTTGCATCACTCACTTCAAGAGAAGTACCGCTCACGCCACGAAGTGAACCAAAGTCACCGTGACCTGCGGGAGCCGTAGAAATACCGCCTCTAGGTGCAGGAATAGAATCTACTCTTGAATACAGACCAGCAACTGCGCCACTTGGAGGAATATCAAGTAACTGAGTACTACCGGACTTCAAAGGAACACGAATCTGTGGGAAGTAAAGTGCTCCCCAATAAGTGTCCACGCCCAAAGTATTCTTTCGGTACTCACCAACACTACCCGATGCGCTAGCGTCAGCAGTGAGTGCTCTTGGAGCGTCAAGAATAGCGAACATGTCCATTCGGTTACCACAGAACTCAAGCATACCTGCATGGAGAACTGGCATATCAGCAACCGCAACGATACCCGAGTCACTTAGTGAAGGTGGTACACATAGAAGGTTTACTGATCTTTTTGCCTCAAGAGAGGGTAAAGCACCCGCAAGAATATCATCGGCAATCGTAACACCTGCCAACTCATCTTCGCCATTATCTGAAAGACTATAAGTAACCGAGGCTACTAGTTCTTTTGAGTTAGACAAGAGTTGACCAAGTCCGAGGTCTTCTACTTTAACGAACCTAGAACCAACTTGTTCATCGTTAATAACAGTCTCAAAGTACTGGTCAGAGTCGGGGTTCATTGTTAAACGGGAGAAAGACTCAAGAGTCTCTCCGTCTTCAATCACATCAATATCGTATGCGAGAAGAGTTATCGCCGAGGCTAATGAAGTAAAAGCAGACTCAATAGGAGAAGCAAGATCTACATAACGTACAATAGTACCCGCTTCTACTACAGTCCTGGTACCTACTACCTTTAAGTAAAAATCACCTTCAGTAACAACTACCTTAATAATATCGCCTGCAATAAGACCATTTGAGGAAGTCAGTTTTAAGGAAGTGTCACCTATTGCCGCACCAACGCTTAAACCGCTTAGGGTGAAACTTTCGTTGGCAGAAATCTTGACGTTAAGATCTTTCCCCTTGGGACCGAAACTAAACTTACCTCGATATCCCGCTGAGAACTTGAGTGTATCACCGCCCGCCGCAGAAGGGATAGTCTCGTTAGCAGCAATCACAGCGGGAGCACCACCTTCTGTAGCGCTAATATCAACTACACGAACAATGTAACAAGCAGCTCCGCCGTTCTCAAAGAACGAACGAACACTGTAGTACATAGATTCATTAGTGACCGCCGCACCAAAGATACGGATAAACGAACTAAAACTATCTATAAAAATAGGAGTATTAGCTGGTCCACGTTGCGCAGCACCAACAAAAGCCGCAATACTTGTTGAGACACCGCTAGGAGCAGTATCGGGAGTTAGAATCTCTTCAATGTAAACATCTGGGCGGTTATAACCCATACTTCACCTCACTTTTTATTAGGAAACCAGTAATTTTGGTCATCAAAAGCTATGACGCGGTGCAATAATTTTTCCGCGTCTTCTGCATTGTCAGCAGACTTGGGGGCATTATATACATATTGGGTACGAGATGTACCATTCGATTCTATTTTTTTTGTCTCAGTTCTGACTACGTTAGAATGTATTCTAACCTCATTTACACCCTTTTGGTAGTTATCGTTGTCCGTATCTTCAATATCTGCCTTAATATTAAACGTCCAAGACTTCTCATAGATCACTGTATCTACGTCAACAGAGTCTGCCACCGAGAAAGATTCTCTAAAAATATGATAAGAATCTTGACCTACGACAAGAGCGTCTCTTGGTAAAAGACGCGACTCTACCCAACGAGTCAGTTCTCTATCTTCCCAGGCGCTAAGAGTGTATGAGGTGACCTCATACGTTATATCGTAAAACTCAGCCATACGCCTCGTAACAAACGTAGGAGGTGAAGTCGTATAATCTACGTCTACCACTCTGTCCATATCGGAGTTATACATTTCGGTGTCCGGAGTCATTCCTTGGAAAAGTACAGCGATAGAAGGAAACCTTCGCTCAGGTGACTCCTCAATGTCAGGGTAGTCTATGAAGACAGGAACAACGACTTTTCGACCATTCCTATCTTGCATTACCTTTCCCGTGAAGATGCCCATAAAGGCTTCTTCTAGTTTCCAAAAGGGTATAGCCATTTTACTTACCCTCCCGCATGTACTTTTTAAGCCTGGCCGTTAGTGTGTTTTGACTATACCTTAACCATATCTTTAGAATATCGTCTCTATGACCATCTCTAATATATGGTAGACAAGTAGCGTCTAGCCTCTCTAGTACTGTAGCTACTCTCGGAATACGCTCCATATCTATATGAAAGTTTATAGCCCTAGAACGCATTTGACCGCCGTTTCGTAGTGACATACTTATTGATAGTTTGTCTCCATCAACCTTAACACCATAGTGGGTATACTTATTACTACCGAGTATTTGTGAAATAGGATTAGGTATAAACTCATGAGGCTTGTGCGTACCATGTGATGTGTTCTCAAACTGTCGAGTACCCATAGCTCCGCTGTAACCGTTAACCATTCTTCTACGAAGTTCAGGAATACGCTTCTTCCTAATCATCTGTGAGAATAAAGGCATAATGTGCTTTAAGAAAGAAGGTCGTCCCATAGGAGACTTACGCATAATCTTAGCGAAGTTCGTACCGCTAGTGTTAACCTTAATACCAAAGAACATACCACTAGTCTTTACCGCAAAATCTCTTCTACTCATAATCTTCCTCCTTAGCGCCTAGTTTCTCTCTAAGAAGAATATACATTAGTAATGGATCGTCTCCCACTCTGCCTGTAAAAGACGCTTGCACTATACGCCAAACACGATTGTCGAACACCATAAGATCGCTTGTCGTAATCGTTTCTGATAAACCGGTAGAACTACCAAATAAGTCCCTCAAGAAACTTACGGGAATCGTTATTTCTGCGTTTCTCTCTGAAGCCTCACCTATAGAACTTATACGTTCCTGGTTAGGGTGTCGCGCTACCTTGGCTTGCAACTCATAGGGAGACTCGTAAATTCGTTTACGCTGACGATATATGCCTCCAGTGGCTGATGGCGTATACTTAATAAGACGGACGGTTTCACCATACTTTAGGTGGTTACGGACTAAAGCCCTCTTAGCCCCTCGCTCAACACTATCCCTCATTGCACTTCAACACTTGCCGACTCAGTGTAAGATACCAAGTCGTTTGAGTTATAAATAGCCAAACGATAGTAGTAAACTTGACCTGCAATCGGTTGGTCAAAGTACACACTGTCGTGGTTATCACTACTAGCATAGACAGATCGAGTTGTTGAAAAGTCGGGATCTACACTACGTTGTAATGTGTAGTAGTTAAAATATTCATCATAGACCACGCCCCAAGTCACCTTGACCTTCTGACCTATGACAGCTACAGCAAAACCCTCCGGAGGTGTGATTGGCTTGTCATAAACATAAGGCATACGTCTACCTGTCCTTAGAGACATACGAGACATTGTATACTGCTGAATTTCTGCTCCCTCTTCACCCCTATCTTGAAGACGGGCAAGCGCTGAGAGATATTCATTCTCCAACTTTTCTGCTAGACGTAACCAAAACTTTGGCCCGTCTAGTGGCATTTGCTGCCTCTGTACCGTCAGTTGCGGAACAGTGACTATTTGGTCGGGTACATCGGGGAAGTCTTCTACATCAGAAGTAGCCCCCTCTGCACCACGAACATAACACATATTTATGGTAGCTCGTAACTCTGCTAAGTATTCATACTTAACAGGTAACGTAGCTACGGTATATGAACTATCTATATCGAGGTTTATACGTCCAATACCGCTTTGAATACTGTCTATATAATACTCGTCAAGATATAAAGGACGACCATCTTCTCGCGAAGTATGACTGACGTTATCGTGTACTCTTGCTCTTATACGATTAATAAGTGAGTTAATGTCAGCCATAATAGTGTCCTCATACCTTAAAAGGCTCTACCAATACTAATGAGCCACTTAGCCATAGGTTCCGGAAAAGTGTAAGTCTCGCCCGCCTTGATCTCATAACGCATTTTACCATAAACACCACTCACAGAGGCAGTGGCTTTTATCTTTACGTTTTGAATAGGAGCAGTACGTGCTAAAGGCACAACTACCTCTTCAACCTTGGGCTCTTCTGGTACTAAAGAAACCTTTTTACTAGCTTTTTTTTGAGGTAACTCCTCGTCAGAAGTTACCACAACTACAGAAGCAATTTCTTTAGCCTTGTCTTTAATCTCTTGCGAGTCTTTTTTCTTGCGTGTCATATTCTTTTACCTTCTATAGTATATTAAGCAGTAGTGATACTTACGCCATACTCAGGCTTGAGAACGTCTACACCAAAGAGACTGTACCAAGCTAGACCATGTGTACGACCGAAGTCCTCAACACCATTGTCACGAAGCTCTACAGGGAGGCTGTCAGCGATATAGAGGCACTGGTCTGCAAAGATACAAGCCTTGTAACCTGCAACACCTACAGCAAGACCGTTGGCAGGGTTTGCTACAGGTGCAACGAGGTTTGCGTCGTAACCCGCTGCGTTAGGACCCGCTGCGCCATTAGGTGCATGAGTAGTTACGATGAAGATAACGTCTTCCCAACGACCAATCTCACCATTGAAGAGATTACGAGTACCAACATATTGGTGAGCGTTAACCCAATCTGGGTCACGACGGAGGTAAGCCGCCTGGTGTGGGTGTAGGAAGCAGACATAATAATCTCCAAAGAACTTAGGAGCGTCATTAGTCTGAAGAATCTCTACCGCTTCACGGATATGCTCAATGCTAAAGGTTTCCGCCGCCTCGATGAGAGTAGCATCACCTACAGGATTACCGCTTGCGTCTACTGTAACGTCACCTGCTGAAGTAAGGCTATTAGAAACTCCACTGAACAATGCGTCACGAAGAGCAAGGTCACGGGCTACAGCATAGTCACGCCCTAGAAGGGTAGCCGCTTCTCCCATAACGTCGTCCCAAGAGAGACGGAGAAGTTTCTCAGAAACCTTGATAGCGTTACCCCACTCTTCGATAGTGATGGTCTTTTGAGTGGCAGACATTGAGTTAGCTGAAAGAGATTCATGCTCAGTTAACTTACCACCATTTACACGGTCAATGTCGTTATAAATGGTGAACTTAATATTCTCACCTGGAGCGGCAAGGAGTTCTTGCTTACGAACTGCAAACTCTTCAAAACGCATGATACCTTGTGCGTTATGAAGAATATCTAAACTATATACGTCTAAAAGAGCTTGGTCAAGGCGAGTAATCGCTTGAGCGTTTGCACCACCTGTTGTTACACCTGAAATACCTGGAATAGCCATAATTGACTCCTAACTAAAAATTAAAATAAGTTTATTTATCTACGAACCGAATCCATAGCTTGCGCTACGAGTTTTTGACGATACGCTTGGTAGTCGTCACGACTCATCTTTGAAATACGATAGCGGTCACCTTCGCCAACAGTAGGTTGATTAGCTTGAGGAGATACAGGTCGAGGTACGTCTTGCGCCCTCTCACTTCTCATCTGATCTTCTAGTTGTTGTCGTACTGACTTCTCTCGATCTCTGAGCATTTCAATGGAACGATCAATCTCCTCGGGAGAAGAACCTGTTACCATCTCTGGGAAAAGTAAACCTGCTTGCTCAATCTGCTTTTGCTTATAAGACTTGACCTCACTCAAACGAACTCGCTCTTCAGCCTGCTTGGAAACATTCTCAAGCTGACCTTTGAGCAGTTGATTTTGTTCGGCTAGCAGCTCGATCTGCTTGTTTACCTTCTCAATGTCGCTCATATTAGAGTCCTGTAATGTATGAAGTGTGTCCTTCGCTAGTTTTAAATCATCTAGCACCTTGTCACGCTCGGTCTGAAGTTCTTGACTCTCTGTCTTTGCCTTCTCAATAGACTTGTACAGTTTGTCCTTTTCTTCTTTCCTAGCCTTCGTGAGCATCTCTTGTAACTGTTCTTTAGTATAGACCTCTTCTTTAGTAGAAGAAGCACTTTCAACAACAGGAGATGCTTCCACATCGGGGGTTGGTTGTGCGCTTGCTTGACTTACTTCTGTGTTCGTAGGTGTAGTATTTGGCGTGTCACTCATTTATCTATATGCCCTTTTAACTTTTACTAGGTGCGGAATGGAATAATATTAGCGGAGGATATCAGACTTCGGCGCTCTGCGGGCATGTTGCCCAGGAGCATTACTCATCATAACAAGACGACCGCCTTGAACTTTAGCCTTGTTAGGCTGCTGACGCATATCAAAGTAATCTGACATTCCACGATCTTTAGTGGTTGCGTCTTGGCCTGGGCTGTTCATAGGCTTCGCGTTGTGTGTTGAATACATAGCCATAATGTATCTCCAATCTTTGTAAAAAGAAAAAATAAAGTTTTCCACATGGATTATCTTATATAAAATCCCATGCGTCAAAATAAAGTTAAACAAATACAGGTTCTATACTACACATGCAGTTAGGGTGTGGCAAATCTGGTAGACTAGCACTAGTATATAGACCTGTAGTAGAACTACTAAAACCAGAGGGCAATGAACTATTAACGTCTGCTCCTGTAGAAACAGACAAAACTTCACAAATTTCTGTGCCACCATAATCTTTATGAGCAGCACTTAAGCGCCAATAAAATAAATTAACGCCTATAGATGCCATAGTATCTACGGTGGCCTTGTGCATAGCTCGGTTCTGCTCAGTTCTATTTATACGAGTAATCGTCTTAGATATACACGCCTTGTTAGAACCTTTAGGATCTACTAAAGACTTCTTTAACTTATTACGGTCTTCTATACGCTTCAACATACCCATGTCCATACGCTTTAGAAGTTCTAACTCCATACGACCACCCGCTGTAGCAAGTCTTTGAGCAGTGTTCATACCGTCCTTACCTGTAGGTTTGTTATAGATCTGTATAGCCTGCTTACGTGCCATGTCTCTTATAGTAGACATAGGTAGCAAAGACTTATCATCTAAAGATCTACGAAGACCAATAAGATACGTTTTAACTGAACCCTCTATGTTAGAAAGAATCTGATCTTTGGCATCTCGCATAGTATCTCTTACCACACCCTCAAGTTGCCTACCTAACTCAGACTTTTCAACAACTCTAAGTTCTCCCGTAGTACGGTTGCGCCTTTTATCAAAACGCATATAAGCAGCTTCGGCCCTACTTATACCCTTTAACATAAGAGTCCTTACCTTAGACTCTTGGGTAGGCAACCTGTTTAATATTCGTCTCTTAGCATCTGCTAACTCGTAGTTACGTTCGCCCTTACGTACTTTACCTGGTTGCGCTTCTAACTCAAGGGTACCCCCAGATATAGTCTTAACACGATGAGTCTTCGATAAAAGACCACTACCCCTTGTCGTCGCTAAAGGCTTAAACTTCTTCCTAGCCATCTAACATTTCCGAAGTCTTAGTATTAGAAATAGACTCTCCTACAGAGTCAGGGTTAGGTCTTTTCGGATTAGGATTACCACTAGGTTTCTTAGGTTTATCGTCTAGTGAAGGAATATCTATGTCCTCTACCTCGGTGTCGTCCATAAACTTCTGACCAATAGCAAACTCTAACTCAGCTAGATCTTCTCGCTCCCCCTGTATGTCTTCTTTGATCTTCTCAATCTCTCTCTGAGACATGCCCATCTTCTGCATCTCATAACGCTTAGAAGACAAACCAATATCAAGGCGCTTGGTAGCTCTATCCAACTCAACCGATTCATCTCTAGGGAGCGGTGATGGGAATACGATCTCATTGCGATACTTGTTAGCAGAGTTAAGAAGATCAAACTTCCTACCAAAGTCATTATCTGCCAAAGCAGTAATCTTCATAATCAAACGATTAATTAGTCGTAAACCTGCACCGTAAGTCTGCACCTTGACCTGCCTGGCTTCTAACATAGGCATATAACGCATAGATACAGAAGCACCTGTCTCTCGGTTATTAATGTTAGAAGTTAACGCAATCTCAGGTACTCCACCTATTTCGTGCATAGCCTTCTTAATGCGGTCTAAATATTCCATAGAAGCACTAAGTTCTCCATTCAAGGAAAGGTTCTCAACAGAAGCATTATCGGGAAGTCCCCACATTCTGTTAGCCCCTCGCTCAAGCTGCGTTAACTTAGCACCCTTAACGATTGTCACCGGTGAACCGTGATAGTTGATCACATCTGAAATATCCGTGGACTTTTCGTTATACTCTCTCTGAAGCTGTATAACGTCGGCAAGGTCACCCCTACCATAAAACTCACCCGCTATTGGGTAGTTTGGTATATGCACAATAGGGATCTCTCCTAGTGGGTTAGGTCTTTCAACATCGCCACCTTGGGGGGAGTAGACAACCACCTTGTCGGCATACCAACGCTCACCATGCCACTCTACATTGTGAGATGGGATATCACCAAAGCGATTCGTTGAAGAAGCGTCTCCGTTCTTAAAACGAGGGAACAAAACTAGAACACTATTTACCTTCTTACGATCAACACCATGTGGACCACCAAAAGAAGGAAATACATACTGAGAAGGTAATACATCTACCCTTGCATAAGGTAACTCAATAGGATCGCTGTCCTCCCAAGAAACTCTAACAAATACATCGCCTGTTATTGCACCCATTTGTGCCATTTCAAACGCTACGAGTTCTCTACGGTTCTTAGCCCAGGTGTCTTCAAGTTTAAGACGCACAAACTCCCTGTCTTCGTCCTCTTTTGCAGCAGTCGCAGGGTCATCCGGTATCGTCACAGTAAAACCGCTCTTCATTAAGAAGTTTACATTTGCATCTACAAACCTCCTACAATAGTTCATTGTCACAAAAGGCTCATTGACATCTCTAGTGTGGTCCCAATGCTTGCCTCGGTAGAACCTCATAAACTCTCGATACCTCTTGAGCCTCTCTGCGTGTTCTACCTCAGTTGAAGTTACTAGTTTGTACACGTTAGAGTCAGGACTCCCATAAGGTGTGTTAGCTAAGATACCTCTGCTTATTAATGACATACTCAATCCCACTTTCTATGAACTATAGGTTCACGGTCTTTACGCAAACCAACACGATTCTTGGGTGCGCTCATTTTAGTCTTAATTAAAGAATTAAGCCACTCTCCTACGCACTTAGGTGACTGATCTAGTAGATCGCCTTTAGATAAAGCCTTCTTCACCTGTCGAGTCGATAAAGAACTCAACTCTGATATCTGCTCTAAGCTCAAATTACCAACCATCAAACTTCCTCCTAGCTCTTCCACCCTTAATCTGAGCAGAATACCTTCTCCGTGTATCTGCTACAGCATTACCCAAAAAGGGATTGCTAGCTGTCTCCGCTGAAACCATCTTACGGTTTACTAGGTAACATAGCATCATTAAAGAGTCACTATAGTCATCATGCCCATCTGTCTTACCCTTCTTTCCAGAAGAAGGGGCCTTAACGTCCATATACTTACCGCGCCAATCTTTTTGAAGTTCATACATCTCTCGTACAAACTTCTGCCACCTCTTGTAAGTACGTGCATGATCACTTGCAGGATAACTCAAGCGCTGCACCTTCATCTCTTGGTACAATATAGTGTAACCTTCATGCTTACTGCGCTGTGAGAAGATGAAAGGGTGAACCATAATACCATCTTCATAAAGATCTGCTTTAAGACGATCAAAAATAGGGTCACCACGCCCCGTTGCGTCAACTATTATAGAACCTATATTATAGTTACCTAAAAACTCCAAGATCTGTGGGTACTGTGTCTCGTGATCATCACCCTGGATCTCCAACCAGTTAACAACGTGTAAATGATAACGGTCTTCTCCTGAGAACATTATTGGGTTATCCCACCATACTTTACCCACGGTAACTACTGTAGAGTCGTTAGACCTACCAATATCAATAGAAGCAACCATGTTCTCAGTCGAGTTGTCATTGTAGTAATGACTCTCGTTTCGCTTGAAGTGGATAAACTTACCCTTCTTCTTGACCCTTAACTTGTTAGTCTTCTTAATACCGCAAGAATCAAAGATCTCCGGCGCTATAAAGTGACCTCGCTCAAGCATCCAATGAAGTCTATAAGACATTCTAAACTCATCTGAGTCATAACCTAAACGCTCAATCTCTTTCTCTATGTAAGCGCCATATCTAGGGTTATACTTAGCAGGGTATTCATAATCGAACTGAAAGTGACTCGGTAAGTCTGTAGGACTTAGCGCGTTGGTCTTCTTACGATTACGCTCACAAGCGTCAAAGAACTCATTCTTTTGAGCATTAGGTGTACCAATCTTTACCACCGTAGCGTTAGTACTCGCACCCATAGGGTGTATACTCTTACGAATCTTGTAGTTAGATATATCCTGGGTCTCTTCACACAAGATTAAATGATAAGTCTTACCCTCAATATTAGACTGAGGACCTGCTGAGTTAGCATCTACAAAAGAACCATTAGGTAAACGTAAAACCTTGCGTCCACCCTGTAAGTCTATGCCTAGCTCTGGGTCTTTCAATACTTGTAACATTGTCTCCGATTGCATACGGTTCGCCATTCGACTGTGCATGACACCTGCAAGTTCGTAGTTTGGCGCAAATATACCTACCCATAAACCGTCTTTATACTTGTTAATACGATCATCTTCTTTGATACCTGCTGTCTTAGCAAGTGTTGGTAATATAACACTTAAACCAACTACTGCCACAGACACCGATTCAGTCTTACCTGACTGTCTCGCAAATAACGCTGTGATCTCCTCACCATCTTCAAGAATGATCGACTGACAAATGCGCCTCGCAAACTGCTCTTGGTAAGGATAAAGTTGCACTCCGGTAGCCTCTATGCAGAACTGAAAACACTTCTCTGCAATGTCTAGTAACTCTGCTCTTGATAGAATATGACTAGGACCTTTAGGCTTACGCTTGCGCTTTTTTATCTCGGTTGTCACTTACTTCTTCTTTCTCTTTTTCATCTGCTCTTTAGCTTTCTGATGGATCTCTTTGTCGGCTGTCTTTGTGGTTTTACCGCCCTGTACAAAACTAAGTACTCTAGCTCTACTCCAAGCAACTTGCGAAGCACCTGGTCTATGCCCCGTTGCCCAAGCTCTCGCTCCACGCTCATGCACTGTACGGAGAATAGGTAAAGGATAACCCGTAGCTTTCGATACAGCTTTAAGGTAAGCCTCCTTACCCTTACCGTTCATGTTTTCTTCTATCTTTTTCTTCAGTCCACTTTTCTTCGCTTGCTGCGTGTACTTAGATGGTTTGGTTTTCGCTTTCTTATCTCCCACCATCGGTTTGTAACTAGGCGTACCCTTCTGAGAAGCCTTGGCCCTCTTGCGTATCTGAGCCTCCCTCTCTTCTTTCTCTTTCTTGGAAAGCCCAGAGGTATACTTTTTAGGTACTTTGGTTTTTGACTTGCTTGGACTCTTCGCCATAACAAACTCCCTTGCTCTTATAATAAGACTCTGTCTTATATATATATACTATATAAGAGCGACACTAAAGAAACGAGTA